TCTATGGTGCTGACTTTCTCCGAGGAATTGCGGGCTGGCCCCCTCGACAGGAATCGAACCTGTATTTGCCGCTTAGGAGGCGGCCGTTCTATCCATTGAACTACGAGGGGAGGGGGTACATCAATGGGAAGAACCAACCCTTTGATGTTGCTGGCAAATCCCTTTTAATTCATGCTGTTCCTGCTTTTTTTCGGGTCCGTCCGTTATACCGTTGCCCCGATACTCTATAATCCCGTCTCCTGATCGACTGCTACAAAACTGCTACAGGGGGCGGGTGTGGCATCCATTCTCAAGATCGGCAATCGCTGGCGCGCGCAGATCCGCCAGCCGGGCCGCAAGTCTATCTCAAAGACCTTCCCGACGAAAGCCGCAGCTGCGCGCTGGGTGCTTGAGATCGAGGGCGGCAACGACCACGGCAACGCCAGGATTGCCGATCTCATTCTGGCTTACCGCGAGGCCCGCGCCGCCTCGGGCCGGCCGATCAACCCGAAAAGCAACGAGCACTACATCCTCGCGCACCTGGCCGATGGGCTTGGGCACCATTCGGCGGCAGAGCTCGACACGGCCAAGTTGCTGGCTTGGGCACAGGGCCGGCGCCGCGAAGGCACCGGCCGGAAGCGCGGTGGCAGCGGTCCTGTGGCGCTCAACATGGAGGTCTCCAAGCTGGGCACCGTCCTCAAGCACACGGCCAGCCTGCTGCGCCTGCGCCTGCCGGACATCGTCGGTGAGGCACGGCCGACCCTGCAGCACTACGGCCTGATCGCCGAGGCGAAGAAACGCACCAGGCGCCCACAGGCCGACGAACTGGCACGCATCTACCGCTGGTTCCGCGATCATCCCGAGTACGACATCCCCATGCAAGACATCATAGAAGTCGCCAGGCAGTCCATCCTGCGCCGCGGAGAGGTATCCCGCATCGAGTGGCGCGACCTTGATCCGGCGCGCCGCGGCGTGGTGGTGCGCGACCGCAAGCATCCGCGAAAAAAGGAAGGCAATGACGAGTTCGTGTTGCTGCCAGCCGAAGCCTGGGAGATCATCCAGCGCCAGCCAAGGCGCGACGGCGAACCACGCATCTTTCCGTTCAAGCCGGGCACGGTCAGCAAATATTTCAAATGGGCCTGCGACGCCTGCGGCATCGAGAATCTGCATCTGCACGACTTGAAGCGTGAGGCGACCAGTTCACTGGCCGAGCTCGGACTGACCCCGCAGGAGATCACGGCGGCCGGTGGGCCGCGGAAATGGGAAGTTCAGGAGCGCTACACCAACATCGACCCGATCAAGCTGCACGAACGGCTTGAGCAGGCGAAGAAGGCGAAGGGGATTTGAGACTGTCGATATAGGCGGCGGCATCCTGGTAGTGCGCGACGCGGCGACCGCTACGGTTGCGCGTCGTCGGTATCTCGAATGCCCCGGCGCTGATCTGGTTGCGGATGGTCTGCTCGTCGCGATCCATCAGGTCGGCCAAGTTGGCGACAGACAGAATCGGTCCGTACTTGTCGAGCAGGAACATCTGGGTGACGAGGCTCATTCTGCCGCCCCCACCCTCGGCATGGACTTACGCAACCCGGCGAGGATTTGTGACCAGCCTATCCGCGCCTTCCATGGCTTGCCGTCGACCTCCACGCGAAAGCAATCAATTCTGTCAGACCTGAACATTTCGATGACGTGGATTTCATGGCCGAAGTCGAATGTTTCGATTGTGATGCGCCGCCTCAGATCCGGCAGCACGGCAGGATAGTCCGGTGCCGGCTCGGCGATTCTGGCGGCGTCGCGCGACCGGCGAATGTTCGCCAACTTGGTGCGCTGCGCTGCGGCTTTTTTGGTCACTCGATACATGGTCTACCTTGCACGGAAGGTCTACTTAATGTTCGGCGTCACAGCTTCGCCTGATTGCTGAACCAGTTGGAAATTTTCACAGCCATGTCATGCTCGGCCTCAACGTCCGTGCATTTCTCGATCCTCAGTACCATGTCCCAGAATGTGGCCGCGTCTTCCTCTGTCTCAAGCACTATCGCTATCGGCCTGAAATTGCCTTCGTGCTGCATCAGCTTCATAAAGTCAGTCTCCGTAATACGCCGAACACTACGGTCGAGCGGAGGTCGCGCAAGCGCGCCCCCGCTCACCTTCTACGTTGTGCGTCAAAATCCGCCATGCGCTTGCTGCCACGCATGGAACCTGTCCGTTACCGAGCGGCCTAAGCTCGTCCACCACTCCGGCCACCCCATGAACCACGCTGCATGGCTCGGGCTGTACTTTCCACCAACTTTCCACCCGTCCCGCTTCGCCAGTTCCGCCGAGATGCACGTCTGCTGCCCTGGCTTGATCTTGAAGCGCCCAGGGTGCTCGCACGAAATCACGGTCAGCGTAGGCAGCAATCCAGATTCGCTCTCTTCTGTGTGGCGCACCAAAGGCGGAAGCTCCCAGCACTCCCCAGCGCGCATCAAACCCCAGCGAGGCCAAGTCTCCAAGCACGGTTCCGAGTCCTCGAAGAGTGAGCATTGGGGAGTTCTCCACAAAAACGAATCTCGGTCGAACCTCGCCAACAATCCGGGCCATTTCTCGCCAAAGGCCGGAGCGTTCGCCGTCGAGTCCTTCTCCTTTCCCTGCGCTGCTGATGTCTTGGCAAGGGAAGCCGCCAGAAACAACGTCAACAATTCCCGCCCAAGGTCTTCCGTCAAAACTGCACACGTCAGACCAAATCGGGAAAGGCTCAAGGCATCCATCGTTTTGCCGCTGTGCCAGAACTTGTGCGGCGTAGGCATCACGCTCAACGGCGCAGACGGTTCTCCACCCGAGCAGCTTGCCGCCGAGTATTCCGCCACCAGCGCCCGCGAAAAGAGCCAACTCATTCACTGCTTTCCTTTCATCGCCGTGTCACCAGCGCCGACTTCTGAGCCGTTGCCGCACAACCCGTCGTGCGAAGGGACGCGCCGCGATAAGGCTGCGTCGCGCCCCTGAATTCAAGCGTTAGGCCACATTCAGCGCCGCCCGAATCTGATATGCCTTTTCCATCCGCCCTACCTCTATACCAGTCGCATACGCCTTGTTTGCGAAGGCCAGCGCCGCAAAAATTTGGTCGTCCGTCCAGTCCTCGTCAAACCGATGGACAACATCGCCGTCGCAGTCCATCAGCACCGCACTTGCCGGATAATCACGATGGTCACGCACAATCGCGCAGTCTTCTCTGTGCCGATACTGTTGTTTGCTCATGCTTTTTCTCCATGCGCGATCAGTCATCCTTGTTACCACCGAATACCTTCTTCTCGATCCCGGCAAGGATGTCCAACTGCTTTTCCGTCATGAACTGGCGTGTCTTTCCGTTGTTCAGGAATTCGCGCTCCCAGGACGTGATGCCGTAGAGCGAGACGACGCCGCGGATTTCGTTCTCGATTCTCTCGATGCGCTCCAGGTGGGTCATGCCTTGCCCCGCAGCTTGTCGAACAGCGTCCTGGCCTCCTTCGGTGTACCGTGGGCCAGGGTCAGCAGCAGCTTGACCGGGTTGGGAATCGGACGGCCGGTTTCGTAGCGGCTGCCGCCCGATTGGGTGACGCCGATGCGGCCCCAGAAGGCGGACTGGTTCAGGCGCGTCTTGTGGCGCATCAGGCGCACCGCTGAATAGGGATTGCCGGGTGTTCTCATGTGCTCCCCCTTACTCTGGTGATCCGTGCAGGATCGTGGTTTGGGTTTCATCCTGGATGTAGTCCCAAACCGCGCGGAAGGCTTCCTCGACGGCCTTGTGCGGACGCACCAGGTCATACCAGATCGACAGCACACCCCCGACAAGGCGATAGCGGAAGCGCGCCTCGATGGCGTGCCGGACTGCGTTGAGGCCGGCGAAGATGGGGATTTCGATGGTGAAGGTTTCCGGGATCTTCACCTTGCCGCCCTTGGCGCTCTGCGATGAGCCCTCGACGATCTGGCTGTAGGTGAGTTCGGTCTGGCCGTCCTGCAGCCGCGTCGGGTTGGCGAAGGCGATCTTCTCGGCGACACGGAAATTCAGCGCCAACTGCATCATGTCGGCCCCGCTGGGCTTCACCATGTCCGGCGCCTGGTCCTCCAGCCATTCGGCAAAGGCGACGTTGCCGTCGAATTTCTTGCCGTCCATGCTCTTCCACGCCTCCCACTCGCGCGAATGCGCCAGCGTAAGTACGGCGCGGTGATCGCGGAACCCCGGCATTTCTTTCTTGTGGTCGTTGAAAACGGCCACGAAGCGCGCCGGATCGAGCGAGGCATAGATGTTCGCCGGCTCGCCGAACTGGGTGAAGTAGGCGCAGAAACTTTCCTCGTCTGCCAGTTTCACAGTGCCGTAGAGGCGATGCGGCTGGCGTTGCTGGCCTTCGTCGAGGTATTCGATGCGCTCGCGGCCCTGAGCATCCTTCAAGACGGCATAGGGCATGCCGTCCCTCATCGGGTTGGCTTTTGCGGCGCCAAGTTGGCGGCCGGCCTCGAGGGCGACGGCGGTGTCGCATTCTTGAATGACGGTATGGGCTGGCGGGTTCAGGGGATTCATGGTTACGCGGCTCCTTTTTCAGCGATGGAAAGGCCCGGCAGATCGCGCTGGCGATCCTGCTGGCGTGACGGGTTGCCGTCGGCATCCTTGAAGAACAGGGTCGACGGCGGCTCGGCCTTCGGCAGTTTGGTCGAGACATCGGCCAGCATTTCAAAGGCGCCGGATACGCCCTTGGTGCCGAGCGGCCGGATGGTGATGGAAAGATTGACGGTGGCGGCCTTGTTGTGTTCGCCGACCGCCGCCATGGCGTCATGGATGGCGACGGCGAGTTCGTTCATCACGGTGCCGTCGCGCAGTTCGTTGAGGGTGGCTTGCGCCGGGCGGATGTTGCTCATGCGGTTTTCTCCTTGTTGACGAAATATCGGATCGCCGCGCCCATCGTCTGCGGCAGCTTGTTGCCATCGATCACGCCGGCGCTGCGCATGAGGCGCGTCATGCTGCTGGCGTCCTGTAGTGACACGCGGAAATGTCCGGCTATTTCCTTGTTTGTGGCATTGGGCACGCCGGACAGGAAGTCCATCACCGCAAGCCAGGTGAATTGCGGTTGCGTCGCGGTCATGCCGCTTCCTCCTTCTTGGTTTCGTTGGACCCTGTATAGGTTTTCCCGCTTAGGTGCATACTCAAACATGCCTGGCTCACGCCGTACTCCAATGAAATGTCTTTTTGCTGCTCTCCACACGCAACTCGTGTTCTCGCAGCCTCAATCATTTCTGCGGTGAGTTTCCGGCGCTTGAGTCCGCCGCTTCTTGCGCATCGTCTTGCGCTTTCCTGCATTGCGGCAGTCACTGGTTGCAGACCGATCCTCCACGCATGCTTCATGTTGTGTGAGCCGTCGCACCATTCAAGATTTGTTACGTCATTGTTGGTCTTGTCACCGTCTTTGTGATTTATCTGTGGTGCTTTAGCTGGATTTGGTATCCATGCGGCAGCAACGAGTCGATGCACTAACATAGTTACGGTTTTTTTTGTAATCTCGTCACGAATCGTTACCGTCTTGTAACCTGTGATCTGTAGTGACGGTGACCGAAATCTTTTTCGACGCTTCGACCAAATGCGGCCATCACTCGTTGCGAAATACCGACCATTGAGGAATGGTATTTCGCGTAACTCTGCGGTGTCGTCGCTCATGCTGCAAACTCCTTCACCATGCGATCGGATGCCGCGTTCAGGTCGACGTCAAGCAGCCACTCGATTGCCTTGCTCTCATGGACGCGGAAGGCAAGGGCGACGGCGGCGATGATCTCGTCATCCGTCGGCCGCCCCGTGGGCAGCCTTACTGTCGCAGCCGCTTGCACCATTTGGGGTTTTGCTGCGCCACCAGCAGGAGTAGCCCCAGTTCCCTCGTTCGCCGGTGTTTTAGCTGGCTCCGGTTGAGTATTCTGTTTGGCTGCCGCCTTGGCCTCTTCCTCGGCGCGGATTTTGGCGCGCTCCGCTTCGAGGCGCTTTTCCTCGGCGACCTTGTGCTCGTTGATGCGCAGCGTCACGGCTGCGGCGAAGTCGTCCGGCGCTTTCAGCACCAGAGAGGGAAGATCGCGGAACAGGAAACCGTAGTCCGTGTCGCCGCAGAACGCGCTCAAGCCCTTGAGGTTGATCTCAATCCGATCAGCGCAGGCGCTGGAATTGATCTTGGCTTGGGCAAGTTCGGTGTCCACGGCGTTCTGCAGGCTTGCCATGGTCTTGAGTCCCTTCATGGCCGCCGGGAAGTTGGCCCATTGCGTGTCGGGCATGTAGGGTTTGCCCAGCCGCTTGTTCAGCGCGTCGACGTGCGCGCGCAGCGCCGTGACTCCGCCCTGCATGATCGCGTTGCGCCGGTTCTCCTTCTCGGCCTTGACCAGCTTTTCGACCATCAGGCGGTTCTGGCGCGCGAGATCTCGGTACTGGCTGATGGTGCGGCGCAAGGCATCGAGGTCGCCGGTCTGCGCCAGGGCGTTGTTCTCGGCGGCGTCAAGCGCTTCCTCGGCGGTCTTGAGCGCCTTGGCGGTCGCCTCCAGATCGGCGAAATCCTGATCGGTTTCCGGCTTCCTGTTGATCCGCTCGACGTAGGTCGTGAGGGCATCGCCAAAGACGGTCAGGTTGTCGCGGATGGCGATGCTGCCGGTCACGGTGACGGCGACGGCCGGCAGGGACGCCTGCGGCGCGGCGACGGCGGCGGGGATGACCTCGGGCGGCGCGTAGTTGGCCAGGTCTTCCGCGAACTGCTTCCAGCCGGCGATCAGGGTGGCGCGCATGGCTGGGTCGGACTCATACCATGCGTGCAACTGGCCATCGCCGTTCGACGCCATGAACAGGCATTTCTCTGCCCCGAGGATCAGCAGTTGCTGTTCCAGTTGCGGCAGGTACTGGTTGGGAATGATGCCCTCGGCGAGGCTGGCTTTCAGTTCCTTGTTGGCCAGCTTGTGCTCGAAGATGATGTCTTCTTCCATCGTCGCGCCGTCGTAGCTGGCTGACAGGGGCAGGCCATCGACATACAGCGTTGCCGTGATCGGATACAGGTCGGCGCCGACGATGCCTTCGGCAATCGGTCGGGCGGCGGCTTCGGCCGCATGGCCGTCGTCGAAGCGGCGCTGCGTGGCAGCGTCGACCTCAGGCACCCAGCCGGTCGCCTTCTGGCGCAACAGGTCGCCGCGGGTCTGGTACTGGCTGATGCCGAGCATGGCGGCGGCTTCCGATGCGTTGAGGTACTTGGCTCGGTGGGCGTGCCAGGCTTCGCTGCCCTGATCGAGTTCGTGGATTTCGCGCATTACTCTCTCCTTGTGTTTGGAGGGGCGGCGCCGTGGAACGCTACCGGTTCGCAGCGATGGACGAGATCGCCGTTCGCCGCCCCATTGATGGTTACTGGCCGGCTTCGGCCATTTCTCTGGCTTTGATGGCGGCTACTTCCTCATCCGTCATCACGCCATCGCCGCCAGGGCTTGGCGCAGCACCCATGGCCATGATTGCTGCCTTCTGCTCTTCTGTGAGCGGGTGCTTGTTTTGCACCGTGGCTATGACTTGTTCTGGTGTTTTCTTCCCGCCTGAGATCAGCTTTTTCCAGTCAGGCAGGTTCTTTTTGAAGTCCTCGTCTTTGTAGGTTTCCCGCTCCTGCTGCCGGCCATCCGCCTCACTTTCATCCGTGTCGATGACGACCCCCTCGATGATGTTGGCGGTGTGGCCCCTCTCGGCGGCGTTGCTGATGTCGATGGCGTTGGCGACCTCTACCGAGCAAGGCATGTATTTCAGAACCTGCAGGAGCGGAACCTTGCGGCAGTACATTTCCCAATCGCGGTAGGAGTAATGCTTCTGACCTACCTTGTTGTATTTGTCGCGGTGGCGCTTGATCTTGCTGACGCGCCACAGTTCGATGATCGGCAATGTGGCGTCACGCACCCAACCGATAGCGTAGGCATGAGTAATGTCCTCGGCTTCTTCCATGTCCGTCTCGTTGTGGATCACCAGATCGCGGCGAGCGCCGTCGGTAAAGGTGAATTCCTGATCGCGGAAAATGACGCCAGTAAAGACAGTACCGCGACCACTGCGCGCAACCAGATCGACCAAGCCTTTCCAGCCCGGAACGAAGGTGCAGGTTGTCCCGTAAGGCACCAGGAAGCCGGCGCCATTGACGCCGGGCTCCAGGCCCAACTGGCCGGCTGTCATGAGCGAAGCGGCGATGCTCTTGGCGTCGCATTTCTGCAACTGCGCGCTAGAGCTGAATGCGGTCAGCGCCAGCCTGGCCATGCGGTTCGCGTTCATGTGCGAGGGCAGAGCCAGCGCGAGTTGCGGTTTGAATTTCTCGAGGAAGCCGCTGAAACCGACCACCGGGTTTTTCACTTCTGGCATGTTCATTGAAGCTCTCCTTTAGTTGATGGCACAGGACAGGCTGATCTGGTCGATCTGCTGGTCCAGTTGGGATATACGTACGCGACCAAATGCGACCGCGTTGAGGTTGCCGGACTGCTTCGCGCCGGCCAGTTCGATCCATTCGGCGTAGCGCAGGAAGTGCAGCCAGAACAGGTAGAGGCGATCAAGACGTTTTTTCATGGCTATCACCCTTCCTGTAGCGCGCCTTGCGCTTGCCGTCGGCACCCATCTGGTGCAGCGGGTAGGTTTCCTGAATGGGTGGCCTGGGCGAGGTTGCCCATTCCTGAAACGCGCGGTGACGGCGCTCGTCTTCCTCGTCCCAAAGCCTGACCTTCGCATTCATGCCCATACCCCCCAGCCAATTGCCAGACCAACCGAGAAGCACAGGCCGCAAATAACGAACAACAGGAGGGCGTCGCCGAGCCAGTCGAATTCCTGCTCGTCGTTCACGCGACCTCCGGGTTCAGTGGGCAGCGCCCGATCAGGCCGGCGTCGACCTTGCGGTCGTAGGCTTCGTCTGACGCGGCGGCAGCGGCGGCGTCCAGGTCTTCCTCGGCACGGATGCGATCAGCCTCGGCGGCGGATTCGGCGTCCTCGGCGGCGCGCTCGACATGCAGACGCACGTCAGCCAACTCGGGTCGCTCCGCCAGGTACTCACAAAAGGCGCGCAGCACCTTGCCGATATCCTCGGCGCTGGGTCCGCCGGCCTGGCCACAGAAGGCAGCAACCAGCCGCACCGGATTGCGCACGGCCAGCCGGAAATTGGCGGCCTCGGCGTCCGCCATGCGCGCCAGTTCCTCGGCGCGCGCCTTGAAGGCGCTGGCCAGGTAGATGTTTGCGGTCAGCGCGCTGGAGGCCTCTTCCTTCGCGCGGTTCTCGATGGCCATCGCGGCCAGGCGGAAATCCTCAAGATGTGTTTGCACCTGCACCCTCATTCATTGAATGATGCGCAGATATTACCCGCGGGTAACTTCTAAGTCAATACCCACGGGTTATTTTTTTACGCGGGGTGTTTCTGACTATTTTTTGAGATTAGTTACAGTAAAGCAGGCCTTTGATGGCCTGTTTGAGTGCCAACGCATCGATGGGGATGAAGAGGCACATCACATGAGGCTTTTCAGCCGCTCCTTGACTTCATCGTCAAGGATAGTGATCTCCTGGCTCGTGATGACGCCAACGGATAGCGAGTCGAGGCCACTAATTAATGTGCAAATCCGCTTTCCGCTATTGTCGTGGACGCATTCAACGACACCGCCTGGTGTTCGCTTGAACACTTTCTGATGAAAAAAGAAAATGACATCCTCAATATTTCGTTTATGAAACACCCGCTCAATCAGATTGAGCGGGAATTTCCCGCCACTCATCCTTTCAATGTAGTGTGTAACTTGCGGCAAATTGGTGGTCTTTAACTCCTTTGAATCCTTGTCGTAAGTGCCATGCAACCCAACGACTACCTTTTTCAGTTCCTGCCCATCGCTGTAAGTGCGCTTCGCGCCGCCCAGAAAGATTAATCCACATGCCGAAATGCAAGTGCCAGATGTCGTTACGTGAATACCGCTTTCCCTTAATCTCTCGCCAATTCTCAGCGCATTCCAGAGATCTCCGCCGTAATTGGTGTGGAGTACGATCAGCCTAACTTTCGCCGGATCGAGGTTATCTTTTATTTTTGCGAGATCAGTATCGACCACGCCACCAGAAAGAATCAGTGTGCTGCCAACCAGCGTGAATTCCATGGCCGAGCATGGCGGCGCAAGAAGCGCGGAGCAGAAAATCAACAGTCGATGAAACGAGACGAAACGCATTCTGTGCTTCCACTAAGCGCAAAAGAGAGTGCCCAGAGAATGATGACAACCCACCAAAAGACTTGCGGCAGCTTGAATGCCATTACCATGGCTCCAAGGTAGAAAGTCAAAAACATGAGTGAGGAGAATTGAGCGTCGCTCACAGACGCCTTCCGTTCCAGGCAAACAACACGCGCCCCTTCACAGCAAAGCGCTGTTTCACTCCGTTATCAATGACATAAGGTTCGTAGCTCTTGTTGTCTGAGATCATCAGATACTTTCCGTCCGGCCGGCGCTGCAATCGCTTGATGTACAACTCATCTTCTAGCGCGAGTACGTATACCGCATCTATCTTGATGTCCGCCACACCGGTATCAACCAACAGCAAGTCGCCATCGTCGAAAGTGGGGCGCATTGAATCTCCGCAAGCCGCCAACACGGCTAAATGCTTCGGGTGACTCAGGGATGGGAACATTGTGCGCACCCAGGCGCGCGTCAGTCGCATGTGATCTATCACGGCATCGTTCTCCGGTAGGGGCCGCCCAACTCCCATACTGCCAACTGCGTTCATCAGAGGAACGTCTATTGCATCCCTGCTTGTTTCTATGGCCCGGAATCTAATAGGGCCGCCATGACCAAGCCAGCCGGGGAAAGCAGCTTCGATAACATCGATCATGTCATCTGAGATGCGCTTTCTTCCCGCCTTCCCGGGGGCCGCAAGCATCCTCGACACGTAAGATGGCTCTCTCCCGATAGCAGCGGCAAGAACACTGTTCTTTCCTTCACATTTTTTGTCACGAACCTCGATTAATTTGGTTCGCCTGTACTCGTATTTATCCATCGTTGCAATTGTGAATTCCCTTTCCCCACAGGGAAATAACCTGCGGGTTGACAAATACATTACCCACGGGTAAATTTGACGTCATGAATGAATTACTCGAATACATCAATTCACTATCTCCTGACGAGCGCGATGAGTTTGCTGCCAGGTGCAAGACTTCCATTGGTTATCTGCGCAAGGCCATCTCGACAAACCAGAAGCTCGGCGAATCGCTGTGTGTAGCCATAGAGCAGGAGTCAGGCCAGAAGGTGACGTGCGAGAAGTTGCGTCCTGATCTCCTTGCCGAGTGGAAATATCTCCGCGAATCCGGAAAACGAAAGGCTGCGGCATGAGCGACGAACACCCGGTTTTCGCGCGCAGCACCAACAGCAATCCGACCGGAAAATCCACTACCGAAGCAAAGACGCATCTGTCCGAGGAAGACCGTGACCGACTGTCGGCGCTGGCCGTCCTGCATGGGCAAACCGTTTCCGAGTATCTGCGTGACCTCATTCACGACCACCTGTACGGAACCATCTGGAGGATCAGGTTAATCCAGAACCGGCAACAGGGCAGGGCGGGAATGGGGCAAGGGGAGAACCATGGTTGATTTATGGCGAGTCGCCAATAGTCAGGCGCAAAGGATTCCCTTGCTCAAGCATCGGGAAACCAAGCGTTACCAAATTCAGCTGCTGCTGAAAACCATCCGTGCGGCCATCAATCAACCGGGACGGGGAAATACCCCACTGACGCGGCGTTCCCTCCCTGCGCGGCGTCAGCCCGACCTATTCAACTAAATCAACCAGGGGGGGAGTGTGAGTAGAGAACTCAGTCCTTACCGGCGCGTCTCGATCGGCATGTGGGCCGATGAGAAGTTCCGCAGCTTGTCCAGACTACAGCCCTGCGGCCAGTCCCTCTGGTTGGTGCTGTTGGTTGGCGAACAAACCTCGAACATTCCCGGCTTGATGTCGATCGGCCGCGCCGCCATGGCCGAACAACTGGAATGGTCCCTTGAAGCCTTCGACATAGCCTATGCGGAAGTCTATGCGCAAGGCTTGGCCATAGCCGATTTCAAGGCCCGTCTGATCTGGGTGCCGAACGCCCTGAAATACAACCTGCCGCAGTCTCCGAAGGTGGTCATCGGATGGGGCAAAACATGGAGTTTGCTGCCCGATTGTGACCTCAAAGCACAGGCTTGGGAGGCGCTAAGAAATACCCTTAAATCAATGGATTGTAACAATCCAGAGGCATTCGTCGAGGCATTCGACAAGGCTTGTGCAAAGCCTATGCGAAAGCCTATCGGCAAGAATATGTGCATTCAGGAACAGGAACAGTGTACACCCCCCTCTTTATTTCCTAACGGAAATAAAGAGACCCCCCCAAAGCCGAAGAAAATCATTTTCAAGGCATGGCTGGAAGTCATCAAGTCAAAAGGCGAGAAACCGATCTCGACCTATCAGCCGGTTTGGGACCACGCCAAGGCGGTCGGACTTGACCCGGACTGGATCCAGATCGCCTGGGCGAAGTTCTGCGACCGCTACCTCAACGACGCCGGCTACAAGGCCAAGCGCTACATCGACTGGCGCCGGCACTTCCTCAACGCCATCGAGGGCAACTGGTTCGATCTCTGGCGCGCGGCCGATAACGGGTTTGTCCTCACCACGGTTGGCCGGCAGGCCGACCTTGCCACGCGGGAGGCCGCATGAATCACCCCAACGCGCCGGAACTGAAACTGCCGCCCATGAGCATCGAGGCCGAGCAATCCCTGCTGGGCGGCCTGCTGCTCGACAACGAGGCGATTGACCGCATCGGCAGCGTCCTACCGGAACACTTCTACCGCGACGATCACAAGCGCATCTACCGCGCCATCGTCGGCCAGATCCAGAGCGGACGCGAGGCGGACATCCTGACGGTGGCCGAAGCGCTGCGCGAGTCCGGCGACCTGGACAATGCCGGCGGGCAGGCCTATCTCGTCGATCTGGCCTCCAGCACGGCCTCGGCGGCGAACATCCACAACTACGCGCGCATCGTCCGTGAGCGGGCGCTGGAGCGCAGCCTGATGGCGGTGGGCGACGAGATCGCGGCGACGGTCTATGACAAAACACGCGGCGTCATGGACAAGCTGAACCATGCGCAGGCGCTGGTGATGTCGCTCACCGAAGGCGCCGCGCCGCGGGAACCGCGCCTGCTGAAAGACGTGCTGGTGTCCGTCCTCGACGAAATGGATCGCCGCATGAACGGCCAGGTGATCGGCGTACCGACGGGGCTGGCGGATCTCGATCAAGCCTTGTCGGGTGGCCTGCAGCCGGGTGATCTGGTCCTGATCGCCGGCAGGCCGGCCATGGGTAAGACGACGCTTGGCGTGCAGATCGCGCAGAGTTTCGCCCTGGACGGCGGCATCCCGCTGGTGCTGTCGATGGAAATGTCGGAAGTCCAGTTGGGCAGCCGCATGCTCGCCTCTGTCGGCCGGGTGCCGCTGCAGGACGTGATCCACGGTCATGTGCATGGCGAGAACGCCGACCGCATGGCAGGCGCGATCGCGCGGCTCTCCGAGGCCCGCGTGGTGATCGACGATCAGCCGGCCCTCACCGTCATGGATGTGCGCGCCAAGGCCCGTTCCTGTCGGCGCAAGCATGGCCTGGGGCTGGTGGTGGTCGACTACCTTCAACTCATGCAAGGCGACGGCGACAACCGCAACAGCCAGCTTGAGGAAATCTCGCGCGGCCTAAAAGCGCTGGCCAAGGAACTGAATGTGCCGGTGGTGGCGCTGTCGCAACTCTCGCGCAAGTGCGAGGAACGCACCGACAGGCGGCCGATGATGTCGGACTTGCGAGACAGCGGCGCCCTCGAGCAGGACGCCGACGTAATCATGTTCGTCTATCGGGACGAGGTTTATCACTCGGACTCGCCCGACGCCGGCACGGCGGAAGTCCTCATTCGCAAGCAGCGCCAGGGGGCGACCGGCATGGCGCGGCTAACCTTCCTTGGCCAGTACGTTCGTTTCGAGGACTGCGCCTACCAGGGCACGCGCCGCGTGACAGAACTTAAGCCAAAGACCCGGAGGCGCTATGGCGAAGACGACTGACGCCGCGGCCCGCTTCTCGCAGATGCGCGTCAAGGCCGGCGACCTGGACGAGCAGGCCAGGCAGGACATGGAAGACCTCTCATGCCATCACCTGACGATCGGCTGGACCGAGGCTCAAGTCGAGGAACTGCGCGCCGACTTCCGGCACTGGTGGAAGACCGACGCCGACGGTGCCCGCCAGTACCTTGCCGAGGCGGCGGGAGAGGCGAGGAAGTTTCTGGCGAAGACAGCCGCCGCGACCAGGGCGGCCGAATCCAGAGCGCTGGCGGCGCGTGCCGAGGAAAGGCGGGCGGCGTGATGTTCTTCGGCATCGAAATGACCCGTGCCGAGCGCGCCATAACCAAGGCGATCATGTGGTTGCAGAAACGCGCGTGGAGAAAGTAATGGGATTTTCCGGCATCCAATTGGCCATCGAGTTCGACGCGCGCACGCACGCGCGCCGCGGCGATCCCGGCACCAGCCATGAAGCCGCAGCCAGGGTGCGCGAATTCGCCAGCGGCCACTGCGCCGTCATCCTGACCACGCTGCGCGAGTATGGCGGCCAGACCATCGACGAAATCGCCAAGCGCACGCATCTGACTGCTGTTCAGGTTGCGCGCCGCTTGCCGGACCTGCAGAAGGCCGGCAAGGCGGCGCCGACGGGCGAGGAAAGGCTATCGGCTTCCGGCCGGCCGGAGCGGGTTTGGAGGGCGGCATGAGCAAGATCACAATTTTGAGAACTGACAAGGCCATGCCGGCGAACATGGACGCGGCGCGCGAACTGCTGTTCGGTGCACTGGATGGCTTCAATAGAGACGACAAGCGCGCCTGGCGTCGTGTCTGGAAACGCCTCGTCGAGTCCGAGCCAGGTGAAATGCTTGCCGTCGACATGGTGTTTCCGCGCAGCGGCCCATTCCACCGTTTCCACATGGCCATCGAGCAACACCTGTTCGACGCCCAGGAGCGGTTCGACAACTTTGAAATGTTCCGCTACTGGCTGAAAGTTGGCGCCGGCTGGGTGACGTGGGCGGCCGGCCCGAAAGGCGGCGTGGTGCCGATTCCAAGGTCAATCAGTTATGCCAAGGCTGACGAGGAAGAATTCCGCCAGTACCACGAGCAGGTAGTGACGTTCCTGCGCGGTCCGCATGCCGCCAAGTACCTGTGGCCGCACCTTGATGAGGCGCAGCGTGCCGAGATGATGGAACAGGTGCTTGAGGAGTTCGAGCAATGACCAGATATTGGAGGCTCAGCACTAGGACGTACAACGCCTGGCGAGCGATGCTAGATCGTTGCCGGAACAAAAATCACATGTTCTACAGATACTACGGCGGTGCCGGAATAACCGTATGTGATCGATGGGAATCATTCGCTAATTTCTTAGAGGATATGGGAGAGGCAAATGATTCACTTCAAATCGACAGGATAGATCCTACAGTCGGCTATGAACCAGGCAATTGCAGGTGGGTAACTCCATCACTCCAGAATGCTAACCGCAGGGGGTGGGGAAAATCAGGATACAAGGGGGTTTACAGACGGCCATCAGGACGATTTTGCGCTGTCCTCCGTGTTGACGGGAAAACAATAACTCTTGGGACGTTTGATACGGAAGCTGAGGCCGCAGCAGCTTTTGATGCTGCGGTTACTGCTAGGTTCGGTGAACACGCAATGACGAATAAGAGGATGGGGTTTGTGTCGTGATCGAGCAGATCATCATCGGCATTTGCGGCCTGACATCGGTATGGCTGACGAATGACCCCAGGGAGCCGGTGCGGCGATGGGCCTGCATCTTCGGGCTGGCCGCGCAGCCGGCGTGGTTCTACGCCACCTGGCAGGCAGGGCAGTGGGGGATTTTCTGTCTTGCCTTCATCTACACCGCCGGCTGGTATCGCGGGTTCAGGCATCACTGGTTGGGGGCGAGATGACCACCATAGCTTGGGATGGTCGAACGCTGGCGGCAGACAGGGGGGCGTGGAGCAACGGCTTGCATCAGCCAGTGAGGAAGGTTCATCGTCTGAGATCACTGGATGGGCGCACTTTCCTTGTTGCTTTCTCTGGTGATGGCGCTTTTTGTGCCGATGTTCTGCGCTGGATGCGGTGTGACGCTCCGCCACCAAGCCCATGCCTGGCCGATGATCAGGCGCGAGACTGTGCGGTAGTGATTGACGACCAGCGGCGCATCTGGCGGCTGAACTCGCGGTTGATTTATATGCAATACCGATCTGGCGTTCATGCCCACGGCGCCGGACAGGAAATCGCGCTGGGTGCGCTGATGGCCGGCGCCGATGCCGTCAAGGCCGTCCGCATCGCCATGGCCGTGTCCGACTACGCGGCGCGCGGCGTGGATTGGGTGAGATTCAAATGACCATCCGCGCCCGAAAACTCCTTGACCACGCCAATGGTGCATGCTGCCAGAACTGTGGCGCACAGGACGGCACCGTGGTTGCTGCCCACGCGAACCGGCAGCACCTTGGCAAGGGGGTTGGTTTCAAGGCCATGGATATTTTCTCGGCACACCTATGCTGTCGCTGTCATGCGTGGCTTGACCACGGAGGGGCCGGCATGGATCCGACCGGGCGCTATCAGGCGACCCGCGCCGACAAGTGGGAAATGTTTTGCTACGCCATGCACCGCACCTGGGCCTACCTGTGGGGTGCTGGCATCATCGGATTGAAAGACGAAAGGAGGTGATTTAGATGGCCAAGAAAGGCAAAGGCGGCAAGGGCAAGGGCGGCGGCAAGAAGGGCTGCTAAACCTTGTCAATCGAAATCGCGGCGCGCCATGTCGGCGCGTCGCTTGTGAATCCAATAGGAGAGAAACATGGAAAGAGCAGCTATGGCGCCATCGTACGGAGGAGCAGAAGGGGTCAACACGCCAAAGGAAACGGATATTCCGTCGGCCCTCGCAGAATTGGAAGCGGCTATTTCTCGCCTGGATGGCGGCATCACCAGACTGCAGGGCCGCCTGGCCAAGGCAACGCGAGTCGAACCGACCGCACCGGATAGCAGCAAGCTGACGCGGGTGTCGTCGTGTGATCTGAGTGCCAGGATCCGCGAACAGATAGGAAGGCTCGACGAGATCGCGTCCGGCGTGAGTCGACAACTCGATTGCCTCGAGTTGTAGATGCTGAAGTTGAATCCAGCCGAGTTTGAAGCCCTCCAGGCGCGCAACAAAAGCGCATGGGGGATTGCCGTCGGCCAGGTCAAGGGCGAGAAGCCGGCCGCCATCCCGAAGCCGCCCGGGGACAAGAAGTACCGCAACCACGTCGTTGTCGACGCCGAAGGCCTCCGGCACGACTCGAAGAAGGAAGAGCGGCGCTGGCGTGAGTTGGGCGTCATGCTGCGGGCCGGCGAGATCCGCTGGCTGGCGCGTCAAGTGCGGTTCGGGCTGCCCGGCAATACCGAGTACCGCTGCGACTTCATGTACGAGACGAAGGCCGGCAAGCGCGTGATCGAGGATGTCAAGAGCCCGGCCACACGCAAGGAGAAGGCGTACCGCATCAAGGTGCGCCAGTTGAAGGCCATCCACGGGGTCGTCGTCACGGAAATCTGAAATGCGGCGTGGCCTGAAAGAAAAAAGAGAGCACATGAGAAACAGAATCGTGGCCATTCTTTCCCAAGAACCTGGGCTTACCCAAAAGCAGATTGCGCAGCGGCTTGGCGTGCCGACAACAGCGGTAGCCACCTACATGCACGTTCTCGCGTCGCGTGGCAATGTCAAGCAAACAGGCTTGCGCCGAACGGGGAAACCGTACATCTACGTTGCCGCGAGAGAGGTCGACGTCAACATCTTCCCGGCGTGGTGCCGGTGCTGCAAACCCAAATGAATGTCCTGAGCGCTCTCAGAAAGATCAGGGCATGCGAGAATGAGGCGGCAGCGCTAGTCGTGCTAAATGCGTTGATTCGGGAGATCGCTATGAAGAATCAGAGTGATTCAGACTGGAAGGATATAGTCGCCAGAATGCGGGAAATATCCAGCATTGGCACAGTTTCAGATTGTTCTTGCTCGTCGATAGATTGTGGTATGGCTGCTGATGAAATCGAACGATTGCGACGTGTGACGGAATGGCAGTTAATTGAGTCGGCGCCGCGCGATGGAAGTTGGATTCTCGGACTTCTTGATAACGGAGATGTTCGCAGAATCAGAAGTGACGTTTTCTATCTGCCGTGCTGGACTACGGGCGAGTTCTACCAAGGCATGAACAGGGAGCCGGTAACTGTGGAACCGACGCACTGGATGCCGATGTTGGTTCCGCCAAAAAACGAGAATAAGGAAGGCCGGTGAGAAGTTCTTCGCAATAAGCGATGGACAGCTTCGCGGGGACACCAAGAACCCCGACATACCATCGCGTGAGCGGGGTAGCTCAGTTGGTTAGAGCGCTGGAGTCATAATCCCGAGGTCGTCGGTTCAAGTCCGACCCCCGCAACCAAATCACAGGACGCGGGGGTGCCATGAAACGATTCCGAATGGACGACTGGCTGATCGGTGCCGTGATCCTTGGCACACTGATCGCCATCATTGCGCCGCAGCAGATCGGCGTCACCCTATACAAGCTGTCGCTGCTGGCCATCGCCGGGGCGGGCGGCTACTGGCTGGATCGCAGATTATTTCCGTATGGCCGGCCGGACCGGCTGGATGGCTACTTTTCGGCCTGGGCGCAGATCCGCCGCGCCTTGATCGTGTCGGCCTGCATCATCGGGGTGTCCCTTGGCGCGTAGAGCCCCATTCGACGGGGATTGGGAGCCGTCCTGGCCGGTCGCCATCGGCGTCTGGCTGCTGGTCGTCCTTGTTCTGTGGAGTAGCGGCGCCTTCGGCCAAATCCCGGCCGAGGCGAACCGCCATCGGGCGGACCTGACGCGCCAGGCGCGGCTGATATGGGGGCTAAATGCCCCGATCGCCACCTTTGCCGGCCAGATCCACCAGGAATCAGGCTGGAGACGGGATGCCGTCTCGCCGGTGGGGGCGTCGGGCATGGCGCAGTTCATGCCGGCTACCGCCCGCTGGATCTGCGGCGCCTACCCGAACCTGCCCGCCGGCTGCGATACCACGAACCCGACCTGGGCGATGCGCGCCCTGATCCAGTACGACCGCTGGTTGTGGGACCGGCTGTCCATGGCCGGAGCCGAATGCAACATCATGTGGGCGGTCCTGCGCAGCTACAACGGCGGGCTCGGCCACTGGCTCAAGGAGGCCCGCCTGACCGCAGACCCCAAGGATAGGGGAAGCGTGGATGCCCAATGCGGCCGGGCGAGCCGCAGCGTCAAGCACTGCGCGGAGAACCTGGGCTACCCGAAGCGGATCATCGAACGCCATCAGCCGAAGTATCTGGCCTGGGGCAGGGGGGTGTGCACATGAAACAACTCGGTTTCATGGCCATCCTCACACTGTTCCTCGTCGTCTGCGTCCAGGCCGTCTCGGCTTGGGGGCTGGTGAATGGCGCCATCGCCTTCAATGACTACCTCGCCGTCTGGTCGCCGCTCTTGGCGCTGGCCATCGGCTTCTGGTTCGGCCAACAGCGCCCGGCGGCACCATGATCGCGCCACCCTCCCTGACCGCGGGACAGCGGATCGCCGCCTGGGCGCTGGCCGCCCTGCTTGTGTTCATTGCCGGTGCCTTCGCTGGCGGCAAACTGGTGCAGAACCACTACCAGGCCAAGGAAGCCGTCCGGGTCAAGGCCGAGCAGGCCGAATACGCCCGCCTGACCGACATCGCGCAAGGCTTGGGCAAAGCCCTGGCCGAGGAAACCGCCAAACGCCAAGCCGACACCCGCCGGCTGCGTGCCGAGGTCGAGAAATGGAGGAACCATGGAACCGTTGCCGTTGAATGCCCCGCCGGTGGCGGGTTCAAGCTGGTCATTCCGAGCGCTGTGCGCTTTGGCGCTGATTACGTCGAGCATTGGAATGCAGGGCTGTGTGTCGGTCTGTCCGCGACCGCCGGTGCCTGCCGACCTGATGGTGCCCCCGTCGGAGCCGATCCTGTTACCCCGACCACCCTCATCGCCAACGCCCTCGACAACGCCGAAGCCTGCAACGCCGATCGAGCGCGACTCCGGGCAGCACAGAGTTACCTGAAAGAGATAGGAGCCGCAGCTAAATGAGTGATCCAGACGTCCAGGTGTTGCATCACCGGGTTTCAGCTGTCGAGCGCGCCGTCGAGCGAATCGCCGATGCCGTCGAGAAGATCGGCGAGAACACGGCTCAATTGGCCATGCTCGAGCAACGGCATGCCGAAACGCGGGATGGGCTGGAGCGCGCCTTCGAGGCCATCAAAAAAACCGAGGCAGGACATGATGCCCATGAAACCCGCATCCGTACCTTGGAAATCGACATGCCGGCCTTGCTGGAAACCAGGCGGTGGGTGATCGGCGGGATATTGGCCATTGTCGCGCTGGTGGGCCTTGGCCTAGTTGGTGCCTATCTCAAGTCGGGCGGTGATCAGAACGTCAATATCCGTGTGCCGAGCGCGACGATACAGCAGCCAGGCGTTACAGAGCGGTCGTTCAAATGAGTGCTGTGGCCGGCATCCCCATCCTGCGAGACGAGCGCGATATCTGGACGGTCGAGGACATGGCCTGCGCTGCCTGCGGACGTGAATGGGTCTCCATGCGATCGCTCGGCACGCCGGACAACATCCTCGAATGCCCGTCCTGTGGTGTCCGCGACTCCATGCCGGCTGAGGAAGCCCCTCGCCAATTCGAGAGACTGCACTGATGGTTGAGGCTATCGCAAAGCCTTCGGCAAAGACCAGGAAGCCATCCGGGCGCGGGAAGGTCGACTGGGAAGCCGTTAGGAAAGATTACTGCGCTGGCATCAAGACTGATCGCCAGATCGGCTCGGAACAGATGGTGTCCCATACGGCAATCCAGAGGCGCGCCAAGAAGGAGGGTTGGACAAGGGACTTGGCCGAACGCATCCGGAAAAAGGCCGATACGGAAGTTGCCAAGAAGGCGGTTGCCAAAGAAATTGCCTTGGCAACCGAAAAGGAGGTTGTCGAGGCCAATGCAGCCATCCAGGTGCAGGTCAGGTTGAGCCATCGGACGGACATCCAGCGCTATCGGGTCATCTGTAACAAATTGGCCGAGGAACTTGAGCTCGGCACCGATGGCGCCGAATTTCTCGAGCAGCTGGCCGAACTCATCACGGCCGACGACAGGAGTACTCAGCGCTATCAAGCCATGATGAAGGCTATCAGCCTGCCAAGCCGGGTGGGGTCAATGGAGAAACTGGCTACCACACTCAAGACGCTGATTACCTTGGAGCGCGAAGCCTTTGGTATTGACTCCCGGGAGGGTGGCAATGACGACAAGCCGGTGGAGGAGCGCGTCCGTACTTACTCCCAGAATCCGCCTGAAATTCCTGATGTTCCGCATTTGAGGCTGGTTAATGGGAAAGAGTGAAAGGCTCTTTGCCGAATCCGATGCCTTGATGCGGCAGCGTCTGGATATGTACTGCGCCAACCTGATCAAAATCAAGACCAAAGACGGCCGGATCAAGCCTTTCTATTGGAACCGCGAGCAGGCTTACGTACATCGCCAGATCGAGGAGCAAAAGCGGGCGACGGGCCGTGTGCGAGCCCTGGTGCTGAAGGCCCGGCAACGCGGTATCTCTACCTATATCGGCGCCAGGTTCTACCACAAGACGACGCTATGGATGGGGCAGCGCACCTTCATCCTGACTCACGAAGATGCCGCCACCCAGAACCTGTTCGACATGGTTTCGCGGATACACGAAAACATGGCGCGGGACTACCGGCCGGTGGCCACGGCCGACAACGCCAATGAACTGGACTTCGGAAAGCTGGATTCCGGCTACCGGGTTGGCACGGCCAAGACCAAGGCGCGCGGCCGCGGCGACACCATCCAGAACTTCCATGGCTCCGAGGTCGCCTTCTGGCCGAATGCCCATGACCACGCCGCCGGCATCGTCCAGGCCGTGCCGGATCTGTCGGACACCGAGATCATCTACGAGAGTACGGCCAATGGCGTCGGTGGTTTCTTTTATGAGCAATGGATCCAGGCAGAGCAGGGGCGCAGCCCGTTCATCGCCATTTTCATCCCGTGGTATTGGGCCAAGGACTACCAGAAGCCGCTGCGGCCGGACTTTACGCCCAGCAATGAGGAGATCGAGTACGCCGAAACCCATGGCCTGTCGCCTGAACAGGTTCAGTGGATGCACGACAAGAACATCGAGCTCGGCGGTGAGCCCGGCAAACTCTGCTGGCGCTTCCACCAAGAGTATCCGGCAACTCCGGAGCTCGCCTTCCAGACATCCGGAGCCGACTCTTACATCCCAACCTCGGCAATCATGGCGGCGCGCAAGTTCAAGGCCCCAGACCAGGACCATCAGCCGGTTGCGCTCGGCGTCGACGTGGCGCGAGGCGGTGGCGACATTACGCGCATCATCAGCCGGCAGGGTCGCATTGCCGGTGGGCGTCGCAACCAAGTCATCGATTCAAACGATCTCATGGTCGTGGCGGATGCCGTCGCACTGGCCATCCGTGAAAGCCAGGCCAAGATGGCATTCATCGACATTACCGGCCTGGGAGCCGGCGTCTATGACCGTCTGTGCCAGATGGGATTCGATAACCGCGTGCGCGCCATCAATTTCGGCAGTGCGGCGACCGAGCCCGACAAATACCTCAACAAGCGTGCCGAGATGTACGGCCGCATGAAGGAGTGGCTGACAGATGCCGGCGGCGCGCAGATCCCGGATGCCGACGAATGGCAGCGCCACTTGGCCGCCACAAGCTACCGCTACGACGCCAACTCGAGGCTGGTCCTCGAGCCCAAGGAATCCATCAAGAAGCGCTTGCTGTTCTCCCCGGACATTGCCGATGCCCTCGGCCTGACGTTCGCCGAGAGCGTGGCCGACGTGATCGAATTCAATGCCCGGCCTGAATGGGCGAAGAAGCTCCAGGCCAAGCGCAGCGGCGGCTGGCAGGGAAGATGAATGGGTATACGGCGCTCAGTCACGGCCACGATCACCGGCCCGAACGAATGGACGGAAGCCCTGCATGTCTCGCCAGGCGATGTCGGCAGCCTCTCGGTGACATTCGCCAGCGGCGCGGCCGGCACTGTCACCCTGCAGCGGCGCCTGGATGGCGTGAATTGGCGCGACGTGGATGCCTGGACAGACGCCAATGCCGAGAAGTCCTACGTCACAGATGAAGGATGTGAGATCCGCATGGGCTGCAAGACGGCTGATTACACGATGGGCGCGATCTATTTAAGGCTGGGTGTGCACTGAGAAACACATTGAAGTCTAACGAAAGGAGGAAGGACCAGATGCCTAAATCAACCGACGCATGTAACAAGATTCTGAACCTCATGTACCGCGCTGCGGCCTGGGCGAACGTCGCGGATAACGCGGCCGCTTCCCCGCTCACCAACGTATATGTGGCCCTGCATACAGCCACGCTCACGGCGGCGACCAACTCGCAGGCCGAGAACGAGGTTGCCTACACAAACTATGCTCGCCAAGCGGTGGCCCGTTCTACCGGATGGGTGGCTGGTTCTGGCGGGTCTACATCCAACTCGGCCCTGCTGCAATTCCCGCAGTCCGGCGCAACGGGCGCAACACTGCATACGGTGAGTACCGGCACAACGGTTTCCGGGGCCACGGCGGTGTGGCACTACGGCGCGCTGAACAGCCCGATCACCATTGGTGCAAACGCTTCCATCACGCCGCAATTCCTTGCCAATGCGCTTGTGATCACCGAGACATGATCCTCCCACAATACCCCTACCTCTATAGCTGCGCCGAGTGTGGCGCGAAGGTGAAGGTCAGAAAGGACAAGGTGAAACGGACATGCAAGCACACGACAGCAACGATAAACGCGCCGAGGAAAAGCCTGCTGACGGGCGACGGGACGATGAACGGAGTGCCGTACCGGCTGAGGGTGGACTGGTACATCCGCAAGTTCCTGACATGGGCAACCGGACGGTGTGTCTGAGCGCGTGCCTGTCTGGTAAAGGCGGGGTGAAGGCGTGAGCTTTGTCAACGTCGGCGAGTATGCCGCCGCCGCAGAGGGCGGGCAGAACTGGTTTGGCATGATGAACAAGGCGGGTGCGTCTGCGTCCAGTCAGGGTGGATGGGTTGATTGGTCGGGTGGCGCGGGTTATCCGCAGCCGAACTATTTTGCTTCTGCCCCGCTGACTGCCGCGACTATTGCCTCCCAACGCGTCCCGGTGCCGAGTGTTGCGCCGAAAAAGCAATGGCTGCACAACCTGCGCGTTATGCTTCCGGCGAACGGCGCGACCGGCACAGCAAACCAGAACCAGTCGTTCATCCTCTGCGACTACCTGATGTATTACCCGTTCATCGACCTGGTGTCCACCGATGAACAAGTTATGGACAACACCATAACCCTGCCGCGCTACACCAGCGGGCGCGGGGTACGCATGATGCTTGTGCTACAGGCGTCGAACGGCAACTACGCGACCTCCGTTATCACCATCAAGTACATCAACCAGGACGGCGCTGAAAAGACTGTCTCGTTGAATTTGATGTGGGCGGCGTATGCCGCGTCAGGGTGTGTAGCCCCCAACTTTGGCGCGGCGAACGCATCAAACTTACACCCATTCGTCCCGCTCGCCCCTGGTGACAGCGGCGTGCGGGCGGTGACTTCCGTTCAGTTGTCCGCAGATTGGGGCGGGCTGGCGGCGATTGTGCTGGTGCAGCCTTTGTTCTTCGGCTACGCGCCGCAGGAATGCCGCCGCACCACGACCGGCAACCTGGATTCGTTTGGTTCCCCAATCGAATATCAAAACCTGATTCACAACTACGCCAACATTCATATTGAGGACGGCGCGTTTCTTGGGGTGATATCCAAATGCCCAAACTCGGTCAGTGGGCAGACCGGCAGCCGCTTCATCGCATTCATCGAAACCGTCTGGAACTGAGAGGACACAATGGGATTCACTTCGCAAGACGATCTAATCAACCAGATCACGACCAACGGCAAGACGGATACCGTTGTGTATCAAAAAACGCTGGCCGCCGCTGCCGTCGCTGGCGCGTGGACGGACTTCGGCGTGTCGGGCGGCAGTATTCCGGCCTCGACCTACGCCGGAGCTTCCCGCACCTTTGTAGCGACGGACGACACTTGGTCAGAAGGCACGATTTACACCGGCGGCGACAAGAGTCCTGCGACCAAGCACTTCCTTTCCGCAGGTGGATCGCTGTACAACGCCACGGGTGCGCCGTGGTGCCTCATGGCCGTGGATATGGTCGGCTACGTGCCGCTGTCCGGTACGGACGTATCGACCACAGGGGCCAAGACGATCACCATGACGCCGATCAGCAATACGACGGCCAAGGTGGATCGCTACCCGAACGGCGAAGGCTTGAGAATGTATGTCTCCGCCAACGGTGCGATGGGTGCGAACGCGCCGACCTGCATCGTCAACTATACAAACTCACTTGGCACAACCGGCAGGGCAACGATTGCCTTTACCTCGACGGCTTCAGGCGCTACTGGCCTGATTCTCAACTCCGGCGCTGCGGCCAACAAGTTCAATCCGTTCCTTGGCCTCGCCGCCGGGGACACCGGCATCAGCGACATCGAAACCCTCACATGGTCCGGCACGGCGCACGCTTCCGGTTCTGCGGTGATTCATCTGGTCAAGCCGCTCTTTACCATCCCGGTGCCTGCCAACGGCATTCATACCATGCTGGATTTCGTCAATGCCCTGCCGTCGCTGCGCAAGATTCCAGACGGCGCGAACATCCGCTTCATCTGCTTTCATACGGCGGCCACGCCGAGCGGCTCGACGGCGTTTGTGAACTTCGACTATGCGTGGGGCGGCTGATGGAACGCGAAATCCTTGAACTCGTTTCCGACTTCGCCCAATGGAAGGGCGACAGCTACCGCCTCGCCGTGCTGGTGATGGAGAAGCAGAAGGAGATCGACCGGCAAAAACTGATCGATGCCGGGTTCCCGGAAGCCGCCGAGGCGCTCTGATGGCGCTGCTCAACAACGGCTACCGCGACAGCTACGGACTGGCCGGATTTACTGGAGGGCCGACGCTCTCCAACGGGGCATTACCTGGCACGCTGGCGGCGAACTGGAAGCGTACGGGGGCGCAGAGGAATTTCGCGGCGGGGGAGGGCGTTGATAATCCGCTGGTCGGCATTCCTTCGGGCTATCGTCATCCAGCCGCATGGGTGATGCCGCAGAAACCCGGCCTGCTATCGGCACGCAATACCATCACCGGTACGGGTGCTACAGCTTCTGATGGGCAGTCCGGCTACAACATCGAGGCGTCCATTTCCGGCTCCGGGGACATCCCGCCGTGCCAGATCGGCCTGATTGTCTCGATTGCTGCGGCCATTGCCGGAAGCGGTACGGTATCGTCCGCCACGATAGAAGCCCTGGCGACGATGGCGGCGAACCTGACGGGCGCAGGGAGCGTCGCAGCTACCGCGCAAGGGTTGGCCGATCTGGCGGCGTCCATCGCTGGCGAGGGTGCGGTGAATGCCGGGAACACTGCGCTGATGGATATCGGTGCTTCCATCGTCGGATATGGCGAACTCACCCCCGAAGGGCTGCGCGACGCGGTATGGACAGCCATTCTTGCCAACTACGCCGACACGGGGAATGCAGCGCAGGCGCTTTCCACGGCGAGCACCGGCGGCGTCGATCTGAATGCACTGGCCGACGCCGTATGGGCCAAATTGTTGGCAGACGGGGTGTCTATTGCTGCTGGTGGAATTTCATCGACAAGTTTTGCAGCTGGATCCATAGATTCAGCAGCGCTTGCCGCAGATGCGGTCGGTGCCACAGAACTGTCAGCCGCCGCCGCCGAGAAGATTGCCGACGCCATCTTGGCCAGAGCGATCGCTGGCGGCAGCAACTCAGGCCGTCTTGTCCGGGATGCCCTGCGCGCCCTGCGAAACCGGGTGCGAATCAGCGGCGGAAACCTGCAGGTCTACCAAGAAGACGATGCTACCTTGGCCTGGCAAGCGCCTGTGACGACTGGCGCGCGTGACCCGATTACGGAGGTTGATCCGACATGATCAAGCAGAAGATTGGCCGTCTGTTCCTGCGCCTGGCCATGCACATGGGGGCTTTGCCAGCCGTCTCGCCAGAGCTGATGGCGCGCGCCGCCGCAGTCATTGCCGAAATCGAATCGACCTGTAGAGGCACCAATGGCGAATTCAAGCGCCATCAGGCCTACGCCAGACTGCGCAAGACCTTCCCGGACGCCGGAAAGCCGGCCGTGGCCCTGGCCATCGAGATCGCCAAATGTTCCATCTGATTCTCTGGTGGTGGAGTGACGGCGCCGGTGGTGTACTGCCGCCCGTTATTGCCGGCCGGCTTCCCGTGCGCGGCTTGATCGTCATGCACCCTGTACGAACCCCGGTTGCCGATACCGGGGAAAACGACCGCTACGAGGTTTAGAGAATGCTTATTCAGGTCAATGGTGTGCCGGACGATTACGGACAAGTGCTCAAAAACCTTCCGGTCGGCGTGAATACCGATCTTACCTTGCTCATGGCCGAACGCTTCCAATACGCCAGTGACGGCATGCAGGATTGGGCAAATCGCGCCAAGCAGTGCGTCGAGTTCTTCGAGGGCAAGCAGTGGTCAGAAGATGCCCTGAAGAAGCTGGAGCGCGAAGATCGGCCGGCGCTGACGTTCAACAAGATATCGCCTTTGGTGCGCCTGGTGCTCGGCTACCACCGCAACAACAGGATGGACACAAAATACCTGCCGTCCTTCGACAACTCCGGCAGTCATACCGTCGCCGAGGCCATTACCCGCATCGTCAAGCAGTCCAACGACGAAAACGATAAGGAATACGTAGACGCCGAAGTGTTCTTCGACGGCATCCTGACCGGGCGCGGCTACTACGACTACCGCCTCAACTTCGAGCGCAACGACCTGGGCGAGATCAAGGCGCGGGCGAAAGATCCGTTCGCCATCTACCCGGACCCGGAGGCCGATCAGTACGACCTGAATGAAGGCAATTACGTCTTCGAGGGGCGATGGGTCAATCTTGACGAGGTTGAATTCACCTACGGAAAGTCGGCCTCACAGTTTCTGTGGGGATTTGTCCATCGCGGCGGCTACGCCGGCGGCATTCCGTTCTCGATGGCCGAATTTCAAGATGAAATCACGCCCTGGCGTAACTTCGGCGGGCAGGAACGGGGCGGGCCTTCCATCCAGTCCTACCTCGCCAACTGCTACGACCCGGCCAGAAAGAACATCCGCTTGATCGACTGCCAGCACTACATCAGAACGTGGCAGCGCTGCATCGTAGATCTTGAATCCGGGCGCCGCGAACCGATACCTGACAGCTGGGATGGCGCAAGGCTGCAAAAGCTCATGGCCTGGTGTGATGAACTGGCCCGCTCAAGAGGCACGGTATCGCCGTTTCGCGTCGTGACTCGCCCCGTGCGCCGCGTGCGCTGGACCACCATGGTTGGCGATCTGCTGGTCTACGACAACTGGAGCCCCTACGAGACATTCACCCTGATTCCATTCTTTCCGTATTTCCGCCGCGGCCAGACCAAGGGCATGGTTGATGACCTGATCGATCCGCAGGTCGAGATCAACAAGCGTCGCAGCGCCCGCGTGGATATCGTCACGCGAACCGCACACGCCGGCTGGATGTATCACCAGGACAGCCTGCGCGAGGAAGAGAAGCAGAAACTCGAGGAATTCGGCGCCATGCCGGGCATCAACCTCGAGTGGCGGGGTGAACCCGGACTGAAGCCGTCCCGCATCGAACCCGGCGTGCCGCCGATGGCCTTCGAGCGTCTGGAGGAACAGGCAACGGGCGATCTCAAGGAAATCTCCGGAATCAACGATTCAGCCCTTGGCCAACTCGACCGCGTGCAGTCAGGCCGCGCCCTGGAGGCACGCCAGCGCCAGTCCGTTCTGTCGATTCAGACCTACATGGACAACAACAAGCGCAGCAACAAGATGTGCGGGCGCAAACACCTGGAGATGGTGCAGAACCACATGAGCGAGGAACGCAGCTTCCGCATCCTCAACCCCAGCGGAGAAATCACTCAGGAAACCATAAACCTGCGCTTAGCCACCGGCCAGATCCACAACGACGTAACGGTCGGGAACTACACGGTGAGCGTAGACGAGACGCCGCTGTCGGCAAATTTCCTCTCGGCGCAGTTCGAAGAACTCATGGACATGGTTGAGAAGGGCTTGTTGCCGGCCCCGCTGATTCAGGATATCGCCGTGGACATCTCCAGCCTGCCGCGCAAGGACGAGATCAAGCAGCGCATCAACGCCATCCAAATCGCCCAAGGCATCCCGGTCAGAACGGCGGCACCGATGGCACCGCAACCGGCGACGATGCCGGGTCAGCCCATGGCTGCCGCGCCAGGCCAAGGCATGACAGATCAGACGCCGACTCCGATTCAGGGGAATCCAATGGCTGCTGGAGCACCGCTCAATGGCTGACCTGATCGGACTCGAAATCGTAGGGCACGAAGCCGCCATGGAAGCCGCCAAGCAAAGCAACCCCGTGATTCCACTGCAAGCGCTTCAGGCCATGACCCAGGGCATTGCCAGACGTGAAGCCGCCGAGTTGGAGGGCTGGTTCAAAGAAACCGAGCCAAGTGATACCGAGCGGTAGCAATAAGGCGACTGCCGGCATATCCCGTCATGCATTTGTCACAAATAATCGCTGGTTTGCCTCAATGCTGACTGAATAGGCTCGTCGGCTGGCGGCAAGATTCCAAGGGGACACCAAGAAACCGATGATGGAATAGGGGTGCTATGGATACGCAAGTCATTACGACGGACATCCTGCGAGGCGAGCAGAACACTCACGGCCTGCCAGACGCCTGGCTTGGCGCGCGTGTGCGCGGCTGGATGTTCGAGGAGGCGCGCGGTGCGCAATGGTGGATTTGTGCGCTGCAGATGGACGGCAAATGGCGTTACGCCAGTTTCCCGGAGCCCTGTCTGCTGCACAACGACCACAGAGAAATGGCGCGCAAGATCTGCCGTTTCGTCAACAAATGCAGTAGCCACGGCGGGGCTTGGCTGGCCGGCTGGATCGGCCAGCAATTTTACCTGCTGTGGAAGGACCGCGACGGCGATCTGCAGATCGTCGAGGAGTTCCCATTGCCGATGGAACGCCTGAAGGCCTTCGAAATGGAGGACTTCGCCGAACACTGCGAACAGATGATCGCCAAGTGGAAGGAGTGGATGTACGGCATGGAACATAGCCGCAATCAGCGCGTCCGGCTGGCCCAGGGCGAGTCCATCAGCGCCGCCCATGCCGTCGAGAGCTCCAGATATTCGCTGACACCGAACTGAGGACAAGACATGAGTACAGCAGCGCCAGAAACCGGTGGAGTCGAGGAATACCTGCACAAGCCGATTGCCGACCTGTCGGCCGATGCCACCTATTACCTGATCGCGCCGTGTCCGGGTCGGCTGACCCGGATCCAGGCGATCGTGGATGGCGCGATCGGTACGGCCGATGTCGTCATCACGACATCCCTGAATGGCGTGGCCGTGCCGGGTGGCGTGGTGACGCTGCCGACGGCGGGTTCCGGCGCAGGCACGATTGCCGAAGCCGTGCCGACCGAACCTGTGGCCAATGTGGCCAGGGGCGACAAAATTTCGCTTGCCGTGACTGGCGGCGGCTCGGGCGGTTCGCCGCGCGGCCACGTCGTCGTCACGCTGAAGCGCGACTGATTCAGGTCTGGCGGGTAGCGCCCGCCGGCCAACCCTGCCGCCGGGGGTAATCGGGCGAAAGCGGAGCCTGTCCGTTGAACAGGCAACACTCCGCCGCCGGGAGCATGCGGGCGAACGGGAATCCGACCTGGAAAGGATAGGGCAATGGCTGATATTGAGAAGGTCGCGGAAGCGATCAAGGCAGAGGAAGGACAACAGGCTCCGGTGCAACCGGAGAGCGCGCAGACTGCGGAACCGTCAGACCCCTACGAAGCGGAACTGGCGGCGGCCGAAGCAGCCCTCAAGGCGGAAACCAAGCCGGAAACCAAGCCGGTCGAAGGTGAGGCCCAAGGGGAAGCCAAGCCAGGAGAGCAGAAAGCGCCGGAAAAGCGGGATGAACCGAAGGTGCCCGTATCGGCCGTCTACAAGGAGCGCAAGCTCCGGCAAGCAGCCGAAATGCGCGCCGCCCAACTGGAAGGACAGGTTGAAGTCCTGTCATCCATGGCCAGGCCAGGCGAGCAACCGGCAGACGCCGGCAGGCAAGCCGAACCGGAACAACCCGATGATCCACTGGAAGGCCTGTACGCGCAGCAGGAAGCACTGGCGGAGAAGTTCGACAAGGGCGAAATCAGCGCCGTCGAATGGAAGCGCGAGGAGCGGAAGCTGTCTGACAGTATCGACCAGATCAAGGAATCCCGGCGCAACGAGGACGTGGTACGAAATGATCAATCACTGGAGGAGCATGTCGTCCAGTTGGTCAATAAATACCCGGTACTCAACAAGCTCACCGAATCGCAGACGCAATCGCTGGCAACCCTGGCTTACGAGGAGGCGCGTGCCGAAGGCAAGCCGATCCGGGCCGGTGTCGAAGGCACCAAGCAACTGCGCGAACGGATTGCGAAGATTGCAACCCGCCTGTATGGGGAAACCCCCAAAACTCCTGAATCCGGCCAGCCGCCCGAGAAGGCCGCAGGTTTGAGCGATACGGCAGCCGCGCGTGACGCAAAGCTGAAACTCGCCGAAACCATGCCGCCCGACGTATCGAAGATGGGGTCGGCCGCATCCGGTGTGACGCCGAGCGACGCAGAGATCATGGCCAAGATGGATGGCATGACCGATGACGAAGCCCTGGCGATGCTGGATTCCATGCCGACCGTGAAAGCCCGGTTGCACGGGCAACTTTTCGGACGAACAGGATAAGGAGTGTTGAAAAATGGCAACGACTGACTTTGGGGCTCTCAGCGAGCTCCAGAAAAAGGTCTGGTCGCTTCAAGTCAGCAAGCAGGGCCGCGACGACAATTTCTGGATGTCGAACGGCTTCATGTCTTCTGGCACGAACGACACGACCAAGCCCGTCCAGCGCGTCACCGAACTGACCAAGACCGAGCGTGGCACGGAATGCGTCATGCCGCTGGTCGCGGATCTGTCCGGCGGCGGCGTGGTGGGCGACAACCAATTGGAGGGGAATGAGGCTTCGCTGCTGGCGGATACTCAGACCATCCGTATCGACCAACTGCGAAACGGCGTGCGCTCGAAAGGCCGCATGAGCGAACAGCAGACGGTCATCCGCTTCCGCGCGCAAGGCAAGGATGCCCTGGCATTCTGGCTGGCCGACACGCTGGACGAACTGCAGTTCCTGGTGGCCGCCGGCCGCGCCTTCTCCGTGAATACGGACGGCTCGACCCGCACCGGCTCCCAGCTGCCGCAGTTATCCTTCGCGGCCGACGTGGCGGCGGCTTCCACCAACCGCGTCATGCATGCCGGCGCAGCGACTTCGGAAGCCACCATTACGGCCTCCGACAAGCTGACATGGGATCTGGTGATTCAGGCCAAGTCCTTCGCCAAGCGCAAGCGCATCCGTCCCGTGCGGGCTGGCGGTCGCAACTTCTACTTCCTGGTCTGCAGCACCGAGCAGTGCCGCGATCTCGAGCAGTCGAGCGACTACAAGACCCTGCACGCCCAGGCCATGCCGCGCGGCCTCGACAACCCGCTGTTCAACAACGCCAAGAAGATCATCTCGGATGTCGTGATCTACGACCACCAGAAGGTCTACAACACCCTTGGCCTCGGCAGCGGCAACCGTTGGGGCGCCGGCGGCACCATTCACGGCGCGCAGGCCATGCTGCTGGGGGCGCAGGCCATGGGCTACGCCGAACTCAACGACGGCACGCCCGGCATGAACGAGTCGGACAACACCGACTACGGCAACCGGCCGGCCATTGGCATCAGCCGCATCGTCGGCATGCTCAAGCCGCAGTTCAAATCCCGCTTCGACAACCAGTCGCGGGAGGACTACGGCTGCGTGTCGATCAAGACTGCGGCCGCGGCCAACTAACCGGAGGATACGAAGATGCAGAAAGTCAATATCCAGTTGTATGGCGTTGGCGCCGGCGTAATGGCCGGCGAGATGATCACCGCTGCCGGTGGCGTCTGCTACGTCGCAAAGTCCGGGGATGCGCAGAAGGAAACTCTCCTGAAAAAGGACGGGACAGCCCAAGCCAACCCGGTTTCCATGACCAATGGCGGCGCGGAGTTCTACGTCGCCAATACGGTCAATGCGGTCGACCTCTACATCATGGCACCCGGTGGCCAGTTCCTCGTCAAGACAGGCGTGGTTCCGGGCAGCGGCGGCTATGACTTCGCGGTCGACACCCAGCAACTCAACCAGGTGGCCAAGATTCCGTTCTCAATCGCCGATACCACGGCGGCGACAGAGACAGATACAGGCTTCGACTTCCCGCTCTATGCGGCCGTGTTGCCGACTCCGCTGGTGCGCATCACCACCGCGGATGCCGCTATCACCCTGGAAGCTGGCCTGAAGTCGAGCGAGACCGCCGGTGACGCCGACGGCTTCATCGACGCGGTTTCCTGCGCGACGGTCGGACTGGTGCGGGCAACCATCGCCAACGCCGGCAACACGCTGGGAGCGCTGTTCGAGGTTCAGGACTCGGTAAACGCCGGCGACTTGACCCACGAGGCCCACGTCATCACCGGGTCGAACGCTGTCAGTATCACCTACACGCTCCTCGCTGCTGCGGACACGGCGGAAGGGTTCCTGATCCTTCCGTACATCCTCACCGCGTAAGCGCACGGTACATAGGGGCAGGGAAACCTGCCCCGCTTTTCAAGGAGAACCGCATGGCAGAGGAAAAGGAAGAAGTCGCGTTCGTCAGGGACACGATGGCCAGGCCCGGAGAGGCGCGCACGCATGAAATAATCGTCCAGGTCATCCCGAGCGGAGAACCCATCACCAAGGTTTACAAGCTGCGCTCGGATGAGCACACCGAGATGCCGCTCGACCATGCCATGAAGTTCCTCGTCGACAAGGCATTCATCGTCGAGGACGCCAAGGGCAACGTCATGAAGCCGGTGGCAAGGCGCGATGACAGCCAGCCGCTCAAGCTGGGCGAAGGCGAAGTCGTTGCAGAATACGAGGAACTGAGCCGCGCGGCACTGTGGAAGCGCGCCAAGATTCTGCCTGGCTCGGAAGAGCTCAAGAAAACCTCCAGCGATACCGAACTGATCGATTTCATCAAGACTGCCAGCCGGAGAGACGAAGGTGTCTCCCGTGGTTCAGAGGGCAAGATCTCCGAACTCGACGGCATCGAGAAGGTGATCGAGGATTCCCCGCTGATCAAGAAGAAGGCGGCTTGATAGATGTCGCGCCTGTTCTCCGCCAGGGAACTTGCGGAGCGGGCGCTTCGCAAGATCGGGGCTTTCTCGATCAACGACACGGCGGCCGATCCAGAGGAACTGCATGAAACCCTGTTCTGGATGGATATGGCCATCGCCGAGTTCGTCGGCGCCGAGCGCTGCCATTGGCTGATTCCAGTCACCATCGATATCCCGCTGACTACCGCGAATTCCTATGATCTTTCAGATGCCGCCGGGCAGAGCTACCCGGGCAACGGCATCATCTTTCCGGCAGACGCCTACCTGCGCGACAGCAGCGGCAACGATGGCGAGGTGAGGCTGGTCAGCCGGCGCGAGTACGAGGCGATCACCGACAAGGATGCCACCGGGAAGCCAGAGATAGTCTATATCGACCGCCTGAAGGACGATCAGAATCTCTACGTCCATCCGGTTCCGGTTTCGGCCGGCATTTACACCCTGCGCCTTGTCTGCCAGACCTACGCCAACACCGTCACCGTCAAGGTTGGCGCGGCGACGAGCGGCAATGTCCCGCACGGATGGCCTGTCGAGTGGCAGCGCTGGATCATCAACCAGACGGCAGCCGACATCGGCAGCGGCCCGGTGCGCCGCCTGATGAAATCCGAAACCGACGACATCAAACGAGACGCTGAGACGTCGCGTGCACGCCTGACGGCCTATTCCAACCGCGAGAAGCGCGGCGTTCGCCGCACGCAAGCCTGGGGAGCCTGATTCATGCCACGCAAAGCCATCATCGAATTCAGTCTGGCCAACCCGATCTATTCAGGTGCCCAAGTCGACTTCTGGACCGTCTCGGGCGGTGCCAAGACCACGACGCATGCAACGCTGTACACGGCGCCAACCGGCAGCGACCAGCACGAGAACCCGATGTTGCTGGACAGCGAGGGCAAGAGCCAGGGCGCCATCTACATCGATGAGCCAGTCGTTGCCACCATCTCCGGCATCACCGTGCCGGATCACGATACGGGAATCATCAGCAGCATGCCGGAATTCCGTGTCGATCAGGCCACGGCCAAGCTGCAGTACAGCTTCGACAGCGGCGCGTCCTGGAACGACACGGGAGACTACGTATTCCGCCACCGCGGCGACTGGCTGACGACCACCGCCTATGCGAGAAACGACACCGCCGTTTATTCGAACGTGATGTACCTGTGCGTGGCCGCCCACACGTCGGGAACCTTCGCCACAGACCTGGCGGCAAACAAGTGGAAATACTTCGTCGATCTCTCAGCCAACCTGGCCGCGAAGCTGGACAAGGCCGGAGACATCATGACTGGCGACCTGATCATGGGCGCCGGCACGAAGATCAAGTTCGAGGGTGCGACGGACAACGACTTCGAGACGGATGTGGTTGTCGCAGATCCGACAGACGATCGCACGATCACCTTACCTGACGCCAGTCTGACGGTGGCCGGCATCGATATCGCGCAGAACTTCACGGCGCCGCAGCGCTCGGCATATCTGTCCGACAACGACGGATCATTTGATCTCGGCGCGAAGCAGAACTTCAAATGCACGCCTACCGGCGCCGTCACGCTCACCTTCGCCAACCAGTCCGATGGCATTTCCGGATCGGTCATCTTCGTAAACGGCAGCAGTTATGCCGTCAGTGCGCATGCCAACACGAAGATTTCCACCAGCGACCTGACCATCCTCTCGGCAACCGGCACCTACAGAATAGACTATACGAGCGATGGCACAAATGCCTACTGCTCGGTGATCGGGCCGTACTGATGATCGTTGGGCATATCGGCGGAAGATCGCAACTCCCGGAGATCGGGCGGTCATTGCGCTTCAATTCGGCAGACTCTGCCTACATCAGCAAGACCCCCGCCGGCGCGGCGGATCAGAAGATAGGCACGCTCTCCCTGTGGGTCAAGCGCAGCGAACTTTCTGTTGCCCTACAACCGCTGTTGTCGGCGGACAAGGGTTCCTCATATGACCAGATCGGATTCGAGAGTGACAATACTCTCACACTGATTTCTACCGCTGGAACAACTCAGGTTAAAACTTCTGCACAGTATCGTGACCCGACCGCATGGCTGCATGTAGTCGTTGGGTGGGATACGACTCAGGCGACAGCTGCGGACAGAGTTGTCTTTACTGTCAACGGGGCCGTCCTGTCCCATGCCGGCGGTGCGACGTATCCGGCATTGAACCGAGATATGTCCTTCGGGGCGGCAGTCATCCAGTACCTTGGCAGGCAAGCAACCGCAGCGACCTACTTAGGCGGGTACATGGCTCGGGTATGCCTTGTCTATGGCTCCAGGATTCCGGCTTCCAACTTCGCCTACACCGACCCTAATGGCCAGTGGCGCAGCAAGCCCGCTGCTGCCGTCAAGTCCGTGGTCGATGCCGGTGGCACCAACAGCTTCATGCTGGACTTCAACGACGGCACATCCACCACCACGCTTGGCTACGACTTCTCCGGCAAGGGCAACAACTGGACGCTGACCAACTTCACGCGCAGCGCCGGGGTAAATGATGACTGGATGGAAGACACGCCGACGAATAACTGGTGCACATTAAATCCTGTCGCGGCTGCGTCAAACCACACAATTTCCAACGGCACTCTGCGCGTTACAAACACTAATGCCATTGCGAACAGTCATATAAAGAGTTCTCAGTTCTTTGATATCGCCACGGTTGATAAAAAGTATTGGGAAATCCTGACTGATACTAATGATGCAACGCACGGCACGGTCGGACTGGCTAGAGAAGATTTAGCTGTCACGTCGTCTTTGTCTGGTACTGGCGGGATATATGTCACATCTGCTGGTGGCGTAGTAGTAAATGGGTCGACGGTTGGAACTTACACAGGATGGTCAGACGGTGCGCTGTTGGCATTTTGGGTAGATGCTGGAAAACTGTACTACTCGGTGAATGGTACTGCCGCTAATTCCGGCAATCCTGTTGCAACAGGGCTATCTGGTGTTTGGAGTCCGGCAGTCGGGAGAGGAAGCAGTTCAGCGGTTACTTGTACGTTTACACTCAACTTCGGCCAGCGTGCCTTTGCCTACACGCCCCCGACAGGCTTCAAGGCACTCAACACGAAGAACCGGCCAGCAGGCAGCGTGACCACTTCCGGCTCATTCACCGGAAACGCGGCAGCAGATGGCCCGTTCGTTTGGCTCAACGGCACACCAACTTCCATGACTATCAACGGCAACGCCGTGACCTGGGGAACTCATGCCGACAAACTGGCAGGGGGTTTCAAGGTTCGCACCAGTAGCGCCAGCTACAACACGGCGGGAAGCAACACGTTTTCCGTCGCGGCGAATGACGGAGTGTTCAAGTACAACAACGCAGAAGGGAATCCGTAATGTTCATCAAGAACGGCAGGCGCATCAATATCGATGTGCGCTACGACGACCCGGAAACCGGCGAGCATGGAATAGACCTGACCAGTCCCGCGAATCGCAAGAGGTTCAATGTCATTGAGATTCAGGATCCGCTGCGGGAAAGCGAAGAAACGCATTTCGTGCAGGAGATCGACGAGCCGCCCTACGTGGTGAACACGCCGAAGCCTGCGGCAGAAGTGAAGGAATTAAAGAGGGCAAAGCGCAGGCAGCGCGCGGAAGAAAAACTCAACGAAGCCATGGCGGCGGGCTTCGAGCACGGCGGGAACCGCTGGCACTGCGATACCGTCTTCCAGGCGCAGATGACAGGATATGTGTTGGCCTTCAACGTCGGCATCCTGCCGGCGGACGCGACAGTGCCGGTTCGCACAATGGACAACGTGACGCATCAGATGGATGTCGCGCAGATCACTGATCTCGCCGCAGCACTGCTGGGCCATGTGCAGGGGATTTACGTAGCGAGTTGGGCGACGAAGGATGCGCCGGAATGATGATAGCGGGGTGAATGATGAGGGTTCAGGAATTCGATCTCTGGCAGCCTGGCTACGGCGGGGCAACGGTCAAGATATATCAGGCCGGGACAACCACGCTGCTCAACTGCTTCCTCGATGAGGCGCTGACGATATCCGCCGGCAATCCGCAGGTATTGTCGTCGAAGATCATTGACGGCACTGACTACGGCAAATTCACCTTGCCGATCTATGTCGGCGCGGCCTATGAACTCGAAATCAACTCGACCGATCAAACCGGCGTGCAGCGCCCGCCGATTGTCACGCTGTCCGGAGAGAATGCCAGCGAGGCGCTTGTCACGCCAGCCAACGGTCCGCAGGCGCGCGCCCTGGAAGACGTGCTGGCCGACGAGATCAATGCCGAGTCCTACGGAACGCTGAGTGCATCGTCGGCCAGCGGCAACACGGCCATACTGAATGCCGCCATTGCCGCGGCAGCGGCCATCAGCGGCGGTGAAGTGCTGGTGCCGGAAGGAACATGGCCGTTCAACCAGATCACCATTCCGCAGAATGTCGTCCTGCGCGGCCGCGGGCGCGGCGTCACCATTCTGCAGTCGCAGGTTGCGGATCGCGCCGTCACGCTCACCGGAGACGGCGCCGGCTTTCGCTCGCTGACGCTGGATGGCGTCAGCCTCCAGGCCGGGTCAGTCGGCGTATTCTCAAAAGCCAACGACGAAACGGTATTCGACAACGTGTTGGTCAAGCGCTTCGAGACAGGTCTTTACTACAAGGGTGGCTACGCGGCCGATTGGACGAATCTCTATATTGACAACTGCGTTACCGGGGCCAAACTGCATGGCGACCTCGATGCCGGCGGCGGGTCGGATGGCGAGGAATTCAGCAACAACCGCTGGAACGGCGGTCTGGTGACAACCTGTACCGGCATTGGCGTCGAACTCTCCTATGAGGACAAGCGCGTCTATCACAATACGTTGTCGGATGTCGGTTTCGAGAGCAACACCGGAACCGCAGTCAAGATCAAGGGGGCGCGCTGGACGACGCTCGGCGGCTGCTGGTGGTACGCCAACACCAACAATCTGGAGGTTCTCGACGATGACGACACCACGAAGACCGACAACAAGGTAATCGGCCTGCGCCTGCGGGATGGCGCCATCGATTCTGGAATCAGCACCTTTGCCGGGACGTGCCAGGATGTCGTGTTCTCCGGCATGGAACTGACCGGCGGTACTTACACCCTGGCGCTCGTCACCAATCCTATTCTGGTGCTGGATTGCGTCGAGGACGCCACGCTGACGGTGAATGGCGTCGATGGCGCCAAGTGGATACGCCGGCAGTCGATATGGGAATCCCTGCCGGCTTCGGCCGGGCTGACGGCAGACGCTACGGCAACAGAGGCGTGGTCGATCAACCTCGAACCCGGACAGGTGGTGAACATCCGTGCCGTGGTGATCGGCAGGCAGCGAAATGGGCAGGACTACGCCAGATACCACATTGCGCGCTCGGCGCGCCGGCCGGGTTCGACGCTGGCCTATCAGGCGCAAACTGCGAATTTCACCTTGGGCGAGATCGTTACCGGCGGCACGTCCGGAGCCACGGCGCGTATCGTGGCGGATTCAGATTCCGGCGCCACCGGAACCCTGACGCTGATCGATATCGTCGGGGTCTTCCTGAACAACGAGGCCATCACGGGCGCCCTGGGCGGGGCGGCCACGGTCAATGGCACGCTGACGCCGCAGAATGCTGCATTGCTCGGCTCTACCGCCAGCATAGAGACGGCGGTTGAAACGGATGCTGCCTGGAATGCCGACTTCGCTGCCAATCAGGGCGAGATCCAGATTCTTGTCACGGGCGCCGCCGCCAAGACCATCGAGTGGACGGCTGGCGTCGAGGTCGTGTCGTCCTGATGGCCAAATGGCAGGAAATCCCCCTGGGCAAGGGGAACCTCATGCAGAACGTCAAGGAAGCCGTTCTGACCAAGGGAAACGCCGCGCTGGAAAACTGCTTTGCCACGGATGAAGGCGGCGTCTCGGCATTCCCTGGGCTTATCGACTTCGCCACATTGGGTGGGTCGGCACCAACCTATTTAGACGAATGGCGCGGCGATTTGGTCGCGGTGACGAACGGCCGGGTCACGCTGATCGATCGACTGGCCAACAAGCGCGACGTGACGGCTGTCTCCGTGGCTGGCGGCAAGCGCGTCATCTTTGACCGGACAGAAAACGAGCTCCTGATGGCCGCCGGCGGTCCCATCGTGCGGCTGGCCAAGATGGAGACCGAGATGCTGGCGCGGGAGGCGCCGGAATCAACGCATGCCAGGTTTGTCGACGGCTACGTCGTCGCCATCGAGAAGAACAGCGGACGCTTCTACCACTCAGAACCTGACGGCTACAGGGTTTGGGATCCGATCAATGTCTTTTCGGCGGAAGGCAAGCCGGATGACCTGAATGCCGCCATCGTTACGCCGTTCCGCGAGCTCATCATGGCCGGGCCTGAATCCATAGAGCAGTTCGAGCGGCTGCCATCCGGCGACACGCCGTTCTTCCGGCGCTGGTCTGTCGGTGAGGGCGTCTATGCACCCTACACCGCGGTTGCCGTGGATAACGGCGTCTGGGCTGTCAATCGTCTCAAGGAGTTCGTGAAGATCACCGGGCAACTGTCGCATGATGTCTCCGACAGTATCGGCATGAGCCTGGAGGCGATCGACGACTGGACGGATGCCTGGGCGGTCCCGATCAATATCCTCGGTCAGAAGTTCATCCTCCTGCAGATGCCGCAGGCCATGAATGTCTACGAAACCAAGGGGGTGACAGCGCTCTACGATTACCGCCAGAAGAAGTGGTTCAACCTGTTTGGCTGGAACGACGGGCTTGGCCTGCCGGAGCGCTGGCCGGGGTGGTCCTACTATTCCCTGTGGAACCGGCATTTTGTCGGCGGTGCCGGCCGCGTCTATGAAATGCGTGCCGACGCCTATACCAATGCCGGCACGACTCGCCGCGTCCTTGGCCGTACCGCACATTACCGTTTCGGGATTACGACCAGGGTCGACAACATGCGGATCACGCTCAAGCGCGGCCTTGTGGGATCTGATGCCGACGAGCCGGCAATCAGCGTGCGGGTGCGTCGTGACAACAAGGACTGGACACGCTGGCGCCGCAAGGGGCTCGGGCGGGCCGGCCATAAACAGATGGCAATCGAATTCGGCGGCATGGGGATTGCCGACACCTTCCAGGTCGAGTGGGAGATTACGGCCGCCTGCGAGGTTGAGATTCGCCGGATTGACGCGCTGGTCGAGGCGATTGGCTGATGGCTGAGGTTCGTTCAGTTCCGACCCCACCCAGACTGACCGGGAACCCGAATGCAGATCTGGCTGCCGTCATAGAGTGGGCTTGGGGCTTTTATAAGGCAGTTGAATTAAGCGGAGCCTACGCCAAATCTACGGAATTCGCGGAGCTCACCGATCCGGCAAGCGGAACCGTGGCGACGGCGCAGAACACGGCAAACATCGCCCTCCTGCTATCTCTCCAGCAAAAGGAACGACTGGATGCCATGCCATCCGGCACGGTGACTGTTTCCGGCACCAATTCGACCGCCCTGGTTACGCTGCCGGCGGCGCAGACGAACACCAACTACCATGTCGCGCTGACCGCGCAGTCTGCCAGTGGGACACCAGCAGTGGGAGCCTACACTGTGACAGCCGTCGCAAAGACCACGACGACGTTCACCGTCACGGTATCTGCGGCACCGGGAACCTCGAACAGCGTGACGTTCGCGTGGCAGATTCAACGATAGGAGGCCGAGAATGGCTGACAGACGTAACACGTCGTATCGATCGGGAACAGCGCAGACAAACACACCGACGGCCATTTCACCCTATACGCCAGGCAGAACCAGGGCGGCCGGGTTCGGCGGCATGGTCACGGACGCCTATGGCAATCTGGTGCCAGCCAATTACGCCGCGCTGTATGGCGCGGCGCCGAACTATCAACTGCCGATTGCCAACGTGATCGCCCAGCCGCAAGTAGAAGCGAGCCGCAGTGAAAGCAAAAGCCCTTTCAATGCAAGTTATGGATGGGGTGGTGATGCAGATTCAACCCCGGGCAACGTGAACGGACCAAACACGCCATTCAGCCTTGAAGCATTGACGAGCGTCCCGTTTGGGCCATTAGGGGTGATTAGTTTGGTCATGAACCACATGGCCGCCGTCAATGCGAATGATAACGACACAGGGGTAACGAATGGCCCGGCGACAGGTGCGGTAGCCCCATCCAATAGCGTGGCTACAGTATCACCCGTTGCCCCGCCAGACCCTCCTTCAGTTGTCGGTGAAGTGGATGCCGCCAATAACGCAAACAACAGCGTTGCGGTTGCGGACAATTCAACTGCAGTCGACTCCGGTGCGGCGAATTCTGCGGATGGCACTACAGCCCCAACCTCGGACAATTCAACTGCAGTCGACTCCGGTGCGGCGAATTCTGCGGATGGCACTACAAGCGCAGATGGCGGTGCCGGTGCCGGTGCTGGTGCTGGCGGTTGCCACATCACCAAGGCCACCATGAACGGAATGGGCATGGATGACCAGGCCGTCGAACAATCCGAGCCGCTGAACGTCCTGCGCTGGTTCCGCGACAACGTGATGTCTGCAACCCCGCAGGGCAAAATGCTGGTGAATCAGTATTACATGATGGCGCCCGATGTCGTCGAGGCCGTCGATAGCCGTCCAGACGCACAGGAAGTCTACAGGCATATCTTCGGCCAATTCATTGCGCCGGCCGTAGAGGCCGTCAAGTCAGGAAATATCGAGGAGGCGCTGCGCATCTACTCTGAGGGCATCAACTACTCGGCGGAACTTGGTGCCGAGGCGGCGATGGCCAACGGTGAATTCATGGACGAATTCGGTAGCGCCGGTGCCCAAGTGGCGAATGACCCGCAGATGGCGCAGGCTGCCGTCGGTCAGCAACCAGGAGGCATGCAACCCATGCAGTCCGGGATGTCACAAGGTATGGGCGATCCGGATATCGCTCAATCGATGGCCGGCAGTCCTGTCATCGGCCGGATCGTGGCGAGGTAATCATGGGCTGGTTTGGCGATCTTATTGGTGCAGGGGCGTCGCTCATTGGCGGCATGTTTGCCAGTGATGCCAACGAGGAAGCCGCGGATGCGTCTATCGAGGCCAGCCGGAATGCACTGCAGGCGCATCGCGAGGGCAACGCGATCGCACAGGAACACCTGAAAAAACTCGAGCGCAATGCCGCGCCTGGCGTAGCCCACCTTCAGCAAATTGTCGCCGGAGATCCAAACCGGATTACTCCTGCCCAGGAAATCCAGTTGGCTGACACCAGCCGCAATCTGAACGCTGGCTTGGCAAAGTCAGGCCTGCGTGGCGCTGGCCGCAGCGTGGCGCGCGTCCACAACGACGTGATGAACCGCACCAAGTCCGGAATGGTCGAGCGCAACCGCGGCCGCGTCGATACGGCCGCGACAAACCTTGCCGGGCAGGCGACGGGTGCCGCTACGGGTCAAGCCAATCTGGCCAGCCAATTGGGCCAGCAGACGGCCAATACCCTGACTGGCATGGGCGACACGACCGCCAATGCGGCTACCGCAAATGGCTCACTTTGGGCGCAGACCTTGGGGAATATCGGCAGCATCTTCGCCAGGGACGACCGCGGTTCGCGTTATGACAGCTGATCATGCCTAACTACATCACCGTCAATCCGGCAATTGCCGCCCTGCAGGCCGGGGAGAATGCGGCCTACCAGCGCGAGGAGCGCGATTACCGCCGTGATCAGCGCAGGCAGGAGCAGGTCAAGAACAAGGCGCTCGGGCAGGCCGCCATGGGCATGTACGACCAGCCCGCTATTTCTGGCGTGGTGGCGCAGCAACCGGGGCAGATTCAGGTGCCTGCAGACCAGCCGCCGGCCAGTCCGATCTCACAGGTTGTCGCCGGTCCGCAGCAGACGCCTTCTCCTGCGTCGCCTCCTCAAGCTGCGGTTCCGGCGGCACCCGCTTCTCCGCGGATGCGCAATGGCAGCGCAGTCAGAACGCTTGTCGAAGGCGGGGCCGGCACAGAGGCCTTTCGTCTGGCGCAGGAAGACCGGAAGGCTGCAGACGCCATGGACGACAAGTTCGTCTCTATGCTGGGGAGCGCCAAGACAGAGGCGGATGTGCAGATGGCGCTGAATTGGGGTCGCCAGCGCGGCATCGAGTTGCCGCCGGAGATCGCCAGCAATCGCCGGCAAATGGCCAAGATCATCGGGGCGGCGCAGGTCGTGCATCAGCTTGGACTGAAAGGCAGTCAGGCGCAGGCAGCCTTCAAATCCGTGCTGGGCGGCGGCAATCCGGAAGACATTGCCAAGAGCATGGGCACGCCGAACAAGCAGATTCGCTGGTACGACTCCATGCGCGGCGTCGGCATTACCGAAGAAGGCGAGCCGGTGCAGATTCCGAACCTGCCGGCGCGGCCGGTGCGGTCAAGTGGCGGTGGCGGCGGATCGACTGGCAATCGTGTTCAATCGACCAAGATCAATGAGCGCGGCGAACTGATACTGGTTATGCGCGACGGCACGGTCAAGACGGCCACGGACGAGAAAGGCAGTCCCATCAGGGGGCCGGAAGCCAGAAAGCTGGCCGGTACGCTGGTCGGCAAACTGATCGGCGATCCGCTCGAGAAAAACCCGGTTGGCAAGGCTCAAGGACTTGCCGGACAGGTCTGGAATAGCGGGACACCAAGTCAATCCGGCAATACTGGAGCTCGACCCCCCTTGTCGAGCTTCGAGCGATGACCTTTGACTTCGACGGCGCCCGCGCTTCCGGATACTCAGACTCAGAAATCATCGACCATGTGAAGGCGAAGCCGGATCTCGGCTTCGACATCGACTCGGCACGCACATCCGGGTATTCGGATGCCGAGATCGTCGATCACCTGAAAACCCGCACGCCGAAGGCCACCAAGACGGCGGAGCAGCCTTCCCTGCTGAAGCGCGCCCGCGATGCCATCACGACTTCCATCACCAAGCCAGTCTCCGTTCCGGCAGCGCAAACAGATCCGCTGAATGTGTCGGACATCGAGCCTGCCATTGATGATGCCGTGCCGTCACCAGACAGCCAATTCACAAAAGGCTTGAAAACAGGCTGGACCGGCGCCAAGCAGATGCTGCCGGCCATCGGCACCATTCCGACCATTGGTGCCATGAAGACGCTGAACAGCGAACTGGGCGCCTATGATCGCATCGACAAGGGTGAAGCCGTGCGCACGCTGGGCGGCGACTTCGTGGCGCAACGGGCACGGATGTACCAGAATTCTCCGCCGGAGATGCGCGCCAAACTGCGTGAAACCGCTATCCAGCGTGTCGGCGAGAATCAGGAAATCAAGGATGCGCTGATCCAGTCATGGAAAGCCTATGCCGAGGAACTGAAAAAGCACCAGGGCCGGACACCGAACCTTACCGACGTTCGAGACGTGAAAGGCTTTGGCGACTGGTTTGCCTTTAACTTCGGCCAAGGCCTTCCCTACATGAGCGCGTCTGCGTTGTCTACTCTGATCGGCGGCGCGCTTGGAGGGCCAGGCGGCGCGGCCATCGGCTTGGGAGGCTCCGGATACGCCATGGGCCTTGGGGATATCCAGGGCGAACTGATCGAGAAGAGCAAGGAAGATCAGGCCGGACTGGCGGTTGTCGGCGCCGTACCGTATGGCGCGCTGGACTTTCTTGGCCCCGCGGGAAGAACCCTGCGCAATGTCACCGGTACAACCCTGAAGGAAGTCGACAGCAACTATTTCAGACGGCTCGGCCGCGAAGTACCGGCAAACCTTGTCGAGGAATTCATCAACGAGGCCGGCCAGGAGGTCGTCAAAGACGCCGCCGTCACGACGGCGACGGGCGAGAAGCTGGTTACGGACGAGAGCCTTTTGCGCTGGTTCAACGCCGGTGCCGCAGGTTCGGCAGCAGCCGGCCCATTCGCTGCCGTGTCTGCCGTGCCAGGCCCGAAGCAGGCCAAGCCGCAACCCATGCCTGGATCACGCGGAGATCTCGAGGACGTACTGAACGATCCCAGGCCGCTGGAATCCATCCGGGCAGAGCAGGCAGCGCAGCAACAGGAACGCGATGCCGCCGCAATGCGGCAGGCCGAGGCTAGCCGCGAATCCATGGCCATGATCGCAGACGAGCAGGCGCAGGGTGCCGCTGTCCGTGCGCAGGAACGATCTGTCAGAAACGCTCAGGAATTCGGCCTGCCGGCTATCGGGAGTCGCGTTGCGGTCGGCGATGTCGCCGGTACGCTGGCCGCTGTCCATCCTGCCGAGAATGGCTGGGATGCGCGCGTCGTGACAGACGACGGCGAGACCTACGCCTTCCTGCAGGAGGACGGCTATCAGGTCGTGCCAGAGGCTTTCGGAGACGGAACGCGGGAAGCCCCGGTTCAGGTGGAACACGCCGCCCACGTCGAACAGGCCGCCCAGCAGGTCGAAACACAGCCGACCGAGGCACAGAAGGAGGCCGGCAACTACAGCAAGGCCCATGTCAAGATTCATGGCTTGGACATCAGTATCGAGAACCCCAAGGGGTCGGAGCGCAGCGGTCGTGATGCCGGCGGAAACGAGTGGCGCGTTCAGATGCCTGCCGCCTACGGTTATGTGAAGCGCACCGAGGGAGCCGACGGCGATCAGGTGGACGTCTACATCGGCGACAACCCGCAGTCGCAGCGCGTGTTCGTCGTCGACCAGATCGACCCGGCGACCGGCAACTTCGACGAGCACAAGGCGCTTATCGGCTTCGACCAGCCGAGTGACGCCGTGAAGACTTACCAGGCTGGCTTCTCTGACGGCTCCGGCATGCGCCGCATCGGTGCCGTCTCGGAAATGAGCACGGACGAGTTCAAGGCGTGGTTGAAGACGGGCGAAACGACCAAGCCGGTCGCCTACCAGAAGCCGGAAACCAAGAGGGAATCCGATGATGTTCAAGGGAATGCGCAAGTGCCGCCTGCTCAGGTGGCAGAACAGGGTGGATCGGCCGGCATGGATGATAAAGGTGTGGCCGCACCCGCCCAGGTGCCGGCCGCGCCGCTTCCCAATACCATTCCTGCCGATCGGCAACCGGTAGCCGAACAGCCGCTGAAGGCCCTGGAGAAAGGGCAGGCCGGCCGCCTGGCCGCGCATCTGACCAAGAACGGTTTCCCATCGAAAGCCATTCCGCATCCGACAGTTTCCGGCAAGTATGCCGTGGTCGAGGCTGGCCATCAGGAACAGGCCCCGTCGGTCGAGCAGCCGGCCGTCAAGCCGGAAGCCGCAGCCCAGCCAAAGCCAGCGGAAGCCAAGAAGAAAGGCAGCGCCTACCGCGGCGAGGATTTGCTGCAAGTCATTCGCCGTCGTGGCGGCATCAATATGCGCTACCTGCAGGACATTACAGGCGAGTCGAACGTCGCCAAGGCGCGTGTGCCGTTCGGCCTGTTCAAGAAGGACGGCGACGGGCTCGACAGTCTGGCGAGAATCTTGGCAATGGAGGATCATTTCCCCATTGATCCAGAGGCGGCTGACGATACCGACGGCGTTGCCCAGCTGACAGACTTGCTTCAGCGTGCGCTCGGCGGTGAAAAAGTCTGGCCACACGACGTTGCCGAGCGGAAAATGGCTGAGGAACAGGAGAAGGAATATCGCCGGGCGACCATTGCCAGGGCCAAGGAACTCGGCATCCGAACCGTGGCCAGACCATTCGAGCAGATCGAGGCAGAGCTCGACATCCGGACGGCCGTGGCGCCGGCCGGCCTGTCCGACGCCGAGCGCGCCGCATTCGATGAACTGAAGACGGAATTGTTTGCTACACTAGGCGAGGACGCTGCCGCCGATCTGCTGGAAAGGCTGGCCGTCCAGTACGAACAAGCCAGCGAGGCGGAATTCATCGCTGCCGTCACGCCGCTGTTCAAGGAGGCAATCCATGAAGCAGAAACTCGAGAAGTTCAAGTCGCTGAAGCCGCACCAGCAGAACCGCGTGCTGAACAGCCTGTCGACCGGGATGCAGGAAGCCCGGAAGAAGCGCCGGGCGGAAGCCCAGCAGCAGCCCAGCAAGAAGTCCTAAGCGCCTATTCGGCGGCGGATCTCGCCGCCAAGCAGTCGCGCGCCGAAGACGAGACGGTTGCTGCCCGGGAGGCGGCCGACCGCGAGCGCGAAGCCTTCACCCTCACGCCGCAGACCCAGGAGAAGGAAACCGGCCGGACGCAGCAGGGCGGGCTATTCACGCCGACCGGAAAGGTCAGCGTCCAAGCGAATCAGGAGCAACGCAGCACCACGCCCGTAGCTGAGAGCCCAAGCCCCGGAGAAGTCGGCGAAAGCCCGCGAGAGTCCGGTGACGGCGAAGTAGCGACCGCCCGGGATGGTGCTGCGCCTGATGCTACCTACACCCAAAATCAAGAACACCAGTATGGCCCCGGACTCGCCAGCCAGGAAGCGATGGCGAAAGCTAGGGAACTTCCGCGCGATTCCATCGTGATGGAAATCAGCGTCAGGCCGAACGGCGACAAATGGCACGTCGCCTACATTAGTAATGGCGACGGCAGCATCGAGAGCGCGGTGATCGGATCACAGTACAACTTCGACCGTACCTCCATACTCGCCGAGGCAGAGAAGGGGCGCAAATGGAAGAGCGAAAGGAAGGCCGAGGCAGGCGCCGCGCGGAATGACGCCATTAGGGGCGCAAGTGCGATAGGAATCAAGATTGGCACCACATGGGCCGGCGCGTCAGTCTACCTCGGGAACAGGAAGGGGCTTACCACCTACGACCGGGCAACGATTGTCGGCTTCAATGAGGAAACCGGCGAAATCACGATTGAGGGGTACAAGCGCGGAATGCGCGCGCCGGAGCGCATCACCACCACCTACAAGTCGCGCTTGCTGGAGAATTACCCAGGGGCCACCGCAACTACTAAATCTGAGGAAATCAGTAGTTCGCTAGTAGACGAGAAAGTCAGTCATGCCGGCACGGAGCTAGAGCCGTGGCAGATGACCAAGAAAGAGGTTGGCAGTTCGCTGAACGCAAAAGGGTGGAAAAGTGCTCGTGGTGTTATGGTAGTTGCGCCAAGCCCAGAGAGCGGACTGTACGAGACAACCCATAATTCCAAGACGGATGTTTATCTGTCTCCTGATGAGGCAGAGCAGTACATGCGCGATTACAACGCTACCGCGCATCGCCGTCATGTTGAATATGCTCTGGCGCAAGGCAAGCCCGTCCCAACCAACGTTCTCGCAGACTACCCTGATCTGAAAGTCAGTCCCGCCGAGACGGCGAACACTGCGCAGCCAGAGAACCCCATCCAGTCCCTGCTCGACCGCTACGACGAGGGCGATGACGCGCTCGGCACGGTCGAAGATCTGGCAGACGCCGCCGAGGCGCTGGCCGTCGAAACCGACAATGCCGACCTGGCTGATCTGGTGGCTGAATACCGCCGCAACCTCAAAGAAGACATGGAAGAATTCGGCGGGCGCGGCGACCCGGATCAGTACGAGCAGGAACTGATCGACGGGATGGCGGCGCTGGCGAAGGCGGAGAAAATCAGTCCGGCCAGCACGGCAGCAGGCCACAAAGCCGGCGATCAGGTCAAGTTGACCAAGCCTGGGCTGAATGGCCGCGTCAATATCTCCGGCACCGTTACCAAGATTCTGCCGGACGGCAGGCTTGAAGTCCGCACGCAGCAGGATGGCTACATGACTGTGGCGGAGTCTGAGCTTGGGCACAAGCCCACCGTGGAAGGTGGCAGGAAATCTACGGACATCACGACACTCGACAGGCTTTCGCGCAAGATAGCGGATGGCGCTGGCGGCCGCCCGGTGTACCTTCGCTTCACCAAAGACGCCGAGGGCGACGCTCGCGGCAGGCGGTCATCCACATGGACAACCAAAGAGCGCGAGGCCGGCCTGTCCGTGGTGGCATTGAGCAACGACGACGGACTGAACGTCTACGTTTCCGCCGACGACGCCTTGCCGCCAAGCCATCCGGTGAATCTTGGCGGCGCTGTCAGCAACTACATCGACTATCTGGATTTCCGCGGGGCGACCGGCGCGTACCTGCTGACGGGGGATATCCAGGGCGTTGGCACTGACGGCGAGCCGTTGCTGAAGAATGCGCAGATCGTTGGCGAGGTTGCGCCAGAAGTCCTGTTTGAGGCATATCAGGCATGGGCTGATTCGCGCAAAGACCCTGCTCTATCGTCTTCCGTCGCACAGAAAATCGGAAAATTGCGCGACGTTATCGGCGGTCGAAAAGGTGGCAAGCAGGAGGTTTCCACCCAAGGCAAGATCGAGGACTTCGGCGAGAAAATCACCGGTGCCAGGAAGGACTACGCTGCCGTACTGCGCGAAGCCCGGGAGGTCGACATTGCCGCAGCGCCGCTGTCAAAGTCGTGGCCGGAGCCGGACTACCAGAAGCTGATCGACGGTGGCGCCGACAGGTGGGCGGTCGGTTTCATGCACGCTGCCCGCGACGAGATTCCAACAAAACCTCAGCAGGCTTGGAAGCTGAGATCATGGGTCGGTAAGGTAGAGATGTTGCGAGACACTGCCGCCAAGATGCTTTCCGGCGAGATCGATCCGGCACGCGCCAAGGAACTCCTGAAGGACGACAAGTGGAAGTCGCTGCGCGATGTCGAGAGCCGCATCGACCTGTACATGGAAGTCGGGCACGAGAAAAGCCTGAAGGGAATCCGCATTGCAGCCGGAGACTATGGCGTCTTCAACGGCCAGCAGTACAGCCCGCCGAAGCGTATCTGGACGGTGGAAGCCAAGGCCGCCAAGACGGCCATGAGTCATTGGCCAAAGACGCTGGCCAGCGGAGATACCCGCGAGGAAGCCATTGCCGCCTTCAAGGCGACGTGGCTGAAGGCTCCGGAGGATTCCCGCGCCGATGCAAAGATCGACTTCGGCATCTACTCGCGCGCCGGCAAGTTCTTTGTCGGCAAGAAAATCGGTGCCCATGTCGTCGAATTGAAGTCCGGCTTCGAGTCGGCCCGGGAAGCCCGCGCCTGGAAGGATGCCAACCAGGAAGAACTTGTCGGTCTTCTGGAGAAGTTCAAGGAGGTGCCGAGCGAACGCAAGGCCGAGAACTCTCCGCGCGTCGGCACTGATCATCGCAGCGGAGCCGATGTCACTCCTGACAGATTCATGGAGAGCTTCGGGTTCCGCGGCGTCCAGTTCGGCAACTATGTCGAGAACAACCGCCGCCAGGCCGATCTGAATGAAACCTACGACGCCCTGATGGATTTGGCCGGCGTGCTGGATATCCCGCCAAAGGCGCTATCGCTCAACGGCGAACTCGGCCTGGCCTTCGGTGCGCGCGGCACAGGCGGCAAGAACGCGCCATTGGCACACTACGAACCCGGACAGATCGTCATCAACCTGACCAAGAAACGCGGTGTAGGCTCACTAGCTCACGAGTGGTTCCATGCCGTCGATAACTATTTTTCGAGAATGGGTGGCGCAAAGAGCGGCTACTTGACAGAAACACAGGCGGCAGGCGAAGGCGTCAGGCCGGAAATGGTTGCCGCTTTCAGGCTGGCCATGCGTGCCATCAACGGCACGGCGCTGAAGGCTCGCGCGCAGATACTCGATCAGACGCGGGCGAAGCCGTACTGGAGTACCGGCCTCGAGATGGCGGCGCGTGCCTTCGAGAGTTACGTCGTCGCAAAGCTGCAGGATCAGGGCGCATCGAACGACTATCTTGCCAACATCGTCTCAGAGGACTACTGGAACGCTGCTGCCGCGTTGGGCATGAAAAAGGAAGGATCTTATCCCTATCCTGTCGCTGCCGAAGTGCCGGAAATCCGATCGGCCTTTGACAATTTCTTCAAGACGGTAGAGACAAAGGAAACCGACAAAGGCGTGGCGCTGTTCAGTCGTGCTGCCTATAATGAAAGCGATGGATTCCTACCCGAAACCGGAGAGCAGCGCACCACTATCGACGCGGAGAGACTTGCCGATCTACGCCGTCAAGCGGCTGGTTTGGAAAAACCCGAAGCCGGCGTCCACCTCCGCGTCACCGAAACAGGAGAAGCCATCGCTACCGGCCCGAAAGGCGTCCGCGTACCTCAGAGTTTTACCGGATTCGCCGAAGCGAACGGATTAAGGTTTATGGCGCGGCGCCGATTGCCGTCGCCTGTCGTCAAAAGTCCGACCAATATCAGCGAGATCAGTCAATACTCGCACCCCATGCCCGTGGATTACCGGGCGGCGGGCGCGCTGTATTTCAACGAAATGGGCGAGGCCTGGCTGGACAGAACTGGGAAGGCAAGACTCTCCCGCACACTGACCGGCGAAGACACCAAGGTCACGACGCTCTTTACACTGCTGACTGATCAGGACGGCATCTTCAAGTACCCGAAGTCAGAGGCAATCGGCATGGCCGAGATCGCCGCTGAGGTCGATCCGACCATGTACGTCGACGACATGGGCACGTCCGCCTACAGCGACCGCAATCACTACTGGAATGTGGTGATGGAGAACGGCACTGTCGCCACGGTGACGACGGACGAGGTAAAGAAGGAAGTCTGGCTGAATGCCGCCCTTCTGGAAGAGGGCCGCTCCGGCGGTTCGGCTCTGTATGCCTTGGTCGGCAATTGGGCGCACAACAACGGCTATGTGTTCGTGGCCGATCCTGGCGGGGTATCGAATCCCGCCATCTACCGGCGCACGGAGAACATGATCTCGCTGGCGCTGAAGTTCGGCTCGACTGACTTTCTGGCACCCCATGAAGACCAGTTGCAGAGGGTAGACGGCAAGCGCAGAGGCGAGCCTTTCTACTGGCCTGGCATGCAGTGGAAGACCGGCGACACCGCGTTCAACTTGAATCAGATGCTGGAAGCATCCTATAATGCGGTTAAGCACCACTTGCCCGGCATCAAGAACATCTACTATGACTTCGATTCAGGACAATTCCGCGACGCCAGCACTGGACGAGAATATTCGGGCAGTGATTTCGTCGCTCTATCCAGACGGGCCGGAGCGCGAGCGGCGCACGCGGGGCGCACTACGCTGGAAAGAAGTGCTCTGGCAGGCACCGTCCTATCGGGCAAGGTTGATGGCGCCGAATGGCGCGCACTTCTTGGCAAGTTGGTTGAGCAGCAGGGCGATGCAGCCGGCCCCACACTTCAGGGTCGCCTCTACAGTCGCGGAGAACGTGGCGCGCTATCTGCCGGTGAAGTAGAGGAAGTCGTCTCGCGGCTCCGCGAGAACTGGCGCAACGCCCCACGAATCTCTGTAGTTGAATCCGTAGCCGATCTTCCTTTCCCGGCACCCGCCGACGTTGAGGGCGCCTACTGGCGTGGCCAGATATGGCTGGTTGCCGGCAATCTCAACGACCCGCAGCGCGTCCAATTCACGGTCTTCCACGAAGGCCTGGGGCACTACGGCCTGCGCGGATTCTTCGGCAAGGAACTCGAACCCGTCCTGCAGCGCCTGTGGTCGGCGAACAAGCAGGTGCGGTCGCGCGCCGCCAAGTGGATCCGGGAAAACCAGGACGTCATCAAAGAGCACAAGATGGCGGCGAAGGATGCACACTTCCTGTCGATCGAGGAAGCCCTGGCCGATATTGCCGGCAGCGGCGAGAAAATCACCGGCTTGAAGAAGCTGATCGCCTGGGTGCAGGAATGGCTGCGCGCCAACGGCTTCGACCAGGTGGCAGACTGGCTGGAAGCAAAGACCGACGCCGAAGTTCTTGCCGTGCTGGCCGACGCCCGGACGTTCGTCGAGGAAGGCAGACAGTTTGGCGAGTCCGGACAATTGGCGCCAGTCTATCATCGTGCATTCCATGGTGGGCCGCACGACTTCGAAGAATTCTCGACAGAACACATCGGAAGCGGAGAGGGTGCCCAGGCCTACGGATGGGGGCTCTACTTCTCTGGTCGTCAGGAGGTTGCCAAGTGGTACAAGGAAAAACTATCTGACAGGCAAACGGAGATCAGAACGCTTTCCATATCGAAGGACGGGAAAACGCTGAGAGGCGAAGAGATTCTTGCCGAGTATTACAAGCCTGGCCGCGTGGTGCAGACCATGGGTGGCTCGTTCGACAAGGTGCTCTCCTACGATGCGCAGAATGGCTATGTCACCGTCGAGCGGTATGTCGACAAGAACGCCACCAAGCGCGATCCGTACCATCGTGGAACGACTACCTACAGCGGACTGCATTGGACACCCAGCGAAGTGCGTAGAGTCTTCAAGCCGGTTCTGGAAGCGGATGGCTGGAAATTTGGAACCGGGCGAATTTATGAAGTCGAGCTTGCACCGAAAGAGGATGAATATCTCGATTGGGACAAGCGTCTGTCTGAGCAGAGCGAAAAGGTGAAGGAGGCGTTGCAGACCACTCCGGTTATTGAGAAATGGGCGTCTTCGTCATGGAAGAAGAACGGGCTTGATGGTGGACCTACTGGCTCTCATCTGTACGAAACGCTGACAGAAAAGGTTGGTGGAAAGAAACAAGCTTCTGAAACGCTGAGATCCACCGGAATTCGCGGAATTCGCTACCTCGATGGCATCAGTCGTAGCAAGGGTGAGGGCCATCATAACTTCGTTATCTTCGACGACAAGGATGTCACGATCACAGCGAAGTTCAGCCGCGCCGCCAAGGAATCCGCCGAGGAAGCCAATGCCGCGCTGACCGACGACGCCGGAATTCCGGATTCACCGGAAGTCTCCAACCTGTTCGGCGCCGACCGCTCGCTGCCGAAGGACTTGAACCTGTTCAAGCGGCTGGCCCTGCACCCGCGCATGATCGCCGCCATGGACAAGGACTTCACGCCGGTATTCCAGACGGCATCCGACCAGTTCGAGCGCCGCGACGAGATCGCCGCCATGATCCAGCACGAGGCGCAGCCGTACTTCGACCTGCCGCGCGCCGGCAAGGAGCGCGTCAGCGCCGTGCTCGAGCTTGGCAGGCTCCAGGGCGAAGTCTTTGGCCGCGGCAAGGAGCCGGTCGTCGCCGAGAACACCGGACAGGATGCCCGGCTTTCCAAGCCCGGCGACACGCTGGAACTGACCGACGCCGAGAAGTCCGGCTATTGGGGTGTCCGCCGCGCCATGGACAAGGCGCTCAACCTGTTCCGGGACCAGTTCCTGCGCGAACAGGATCTGCCGGCCGACGTGAAGACGGCGAAGGACATCCTCGAGCTCGCCCAGCAGGAAACCGATGGCGCCGAAGCCGAGCGACTGATGAGGATCGCCGCCGTCATCCGCGAGATCGAGCAGGCCAGACGTACTGGCTACGTTCCATTCACCAGATGGGGCAAGGTCGGTATCGTCGTCGAGAAGACGGTCGGCGCTGAGAAGAAGACCCTGCACTTCGAGAAGGTCGAACTGGACAGCGTGGCTGGCAAGGCGGAGCGCCTGTTTTCAGCAGACAAGCGCAGGTTGGGCAACGTCCGCGAGGTCAAGGAGCGGCTGGCCACCCTGGAAGGCAAGTACCCGGGGGCCAACATCCGCTTGGTGAATCTGGCCGACCCGAAAGAGGCGGCTACCGTGGACATGATTGCTCTCGACCATCTCGCCCAGCTGGCGCAGATCAACGAGAACGTCTGGGATGCCGTGAAGGACCAACTCGACAAGGCCAAGAAAGCGACTGGGTTCAGAAAGCACTTCTTCGGCAGCCGCAATATTCCAGGCTACAGCGCGGACTTCGAACGCGCCATCGCCGACTACATCGTCGGCATCAGCGGCTACCTGGCGCGCCGCGAGTACCTGCCGAAGTGGGAAGCCGCCATCGAAGGCATCAGTTCGACCAAGCCGCAACTGGTCGACTATGCCCGGAACTACCAGAAATACGCCAATACACCTGTAGAGGAGCTTTCCGCGCTGCGCCAGACGGTGTTCTTCTACTACCTGTCCGGCGTGCCGGCGACGGCCATGGTGAACGCAACGCAGGTGCCGATGATCACGGCGCCATATCTGACGCAGTTCGCCAACCCTGCCCAAGTGACGGCATCCCTGACCAGAGCCTACAAAGACGCGCTGGCCATGCTGACAGTCAGAAAGGGGCTCGATATCTTCGACCCGGCAAAGGCACCGACCGACATGCGGGAAGCCCTGCAGCATGCCTGGGATCAGGGTTTTTTCGTGCCGCTCCAGACGTTCGAAATGATGGGGCTTGCGCAAAACCGTTCCAAGGTGATGCGCGGCCTGTCGAAGAAAACCCGCACGGCTATGGAAGTCGTCTCGCTGCAATTCACGATGGCCGAGCGCCTGAACCGCTTGGTGACGTTCATCGCCGCCTACCGCATGGCCAAACGGGAAGGCTTCGGCGATCGCGCCAAGGCGATCATGGCCGACAACGCGCTGGCGCAGTCCGAATTGGCCGAATTCACGCCGGAGGCCTTCGCCGAATGGGTGATCGACGAGACGCACTACCGCATGGGCAAGGTGAATCGTCCGGCCATGATGCGCGGCGTCGGCACGGCAATCCTGCAGTTCAAGAGCTTCACCTGGCAGACGCTTGAGCTCTACAGCCGGTTGGCGACACTGCACGGCAGAGAGGGAAACGTCGCGCTTGGCCTGATGATGCTGGCCCTGCTTTTTGTGGCCGGACTATGGGGCTTGCCCGGTGCCGAGGATCTGCGCGACCTGTTCGAGAGCCTGTACAAGAAGCTGGCCAGCCAGGACAAGGACGTGAAGACAGACCTGCGCGTCGCCGTCGCCGAAATGACGGGCTCCGCCAAAATTGCCGAACTGATTTCGCATGGCGCGCCACGGGCAATCGAGGGCATGCCTGAGATATCCCGCCGTATCGGCATGGGAGACTTGCTTCCAGCCGCCAATGAAGATGCCTTGGGCGTGCCGTTTGACCTGACTTACAAGCGCCTGAGCCGGGCCGTTGAATACCAGCAGAGAGATCGAACGATGTTGGCCGTGGCAGAGCTCATGCCGAATTTCGTCAAGCACCCGATGACAGCCTGGGCCTGGTCGAAGGAAGGCGTTAAATCGGCCGCCACAGGCCGCCCGGTAATTCCACCTGAGAAACTGACGACAGAAGACCTTGCACTCAAGGCTGTTGGCTTCACGCCGGCCGACGTTGCCGAGTACCGCGAAATGGAGAACTCGCGTCGCCGGGCAGAACGGGGAGTAGACGATAAGCGGCGGGAGTGGTATTCAAAGGTGGCCGCCACCAGGGCAGAGATTTACCGAGCCGAACAGAAAGGCGACAGCGAAGCCGCCAAGGTCGCCGAGAAGCGCTTGATTGGCCACTACGAAGACATCCAGCGCCACAACGAACAAGCCAAGCCGGAGGACATCATCCGGCTGGATCCTAAGACCGTGCAGAAGAAGACCGCCGAGGAGATTCTGGGTGCCGACATCCGGAAGAAGCAGACCCGGAAGCAGGCGCGTGGCCGGGCCGAGCAGATCGAGAAGGCCTATGGATTTTGAGATGCTACGAATTTGCTATAGCACGCCACGTAGTTCCATGTGAAACAACAACATAGGCCATAATTCTACCTCCTGAACTACGAGGAGAGTGGGGGCATATTTTATCAGCAGTTCATCGCCGCTACGCCGTTATAATCCCGGGCAGGTTATCAGTTCAATCGCGCGTCGGAAACGGGCGCTATCTCATCCGCATCGGATCA